TACTAAAACAGGTACTACAGATACTACAGGTACTAAAGATGTTGTTACACTGAATAAGTTACTTAGTGAAAGTAGTGAAAGTGGTGAAAGAAGTGAAGTAAACACTGACGTAGCTAGTGTAGTAGCTCCTAACAAAATTTTCACTGGTAAAGATAAAGAAGTAAGTACAGATAATAGTGTAAATTCTCCAACTGTGGTAACAGCATTTGATAGTCTAACAGCTAAACAACAAGGAGAACTGGACCGTTACGATGAAGATTATGAAAATTTAAGTAACAAGTTTAACAGTGAAAAACCACCTGAAGGCGTAGAGCTTTCTGATGTACTTTTTACAGATGAAGTTAAAAATACATCAGAATTGAACAGAATACTTAACCGAAAAGCTGATAAACAAGCAGAGTTTATTAAGGCAAATAAAGAAGATTCTAGAGAACTTGGTGAGTACCAGAAGAATCTTACACAAATATTTAATTCCCTAGATCCAAATAAAGATTTGAAAGGTAGACCTGAGTGGGCTGTTAATACACTAAAACACAGAACTAAATCAGAAATGATAAAAAGAGGTAACGCTGGCTTAGAACAGGGAACATTAAGTATTCCTAATATAGAAAACTTAAAAGGTGCTGATAGAACTAATGCTATTGTAACAACTATTTTTAATCTTGAAAAAGAAAGATCTGCTAACAACTGGAAGGAGCCTTCTATATTTACTGGTAGACCTATAAATACCCCTATATTCCGTAAAGATAGTCGTAAGGGTTCACAACCTAATACTATTGCCGAATCTTTAGTAAATTCTCGTGTAACTGCAGAAGATTCTGTGGAACCTTTAGTAACTTCTGGCGTAAACCCAGTAAACCCTAATGAATATGCAGTAAACCCTAGTGAATCTGTAGTAAACTCTACTGAACCCTTAGTAACTGGTGTAAACCCTAATATCTCAGTAGTGTCTAAACAAGTAGAAGAGTTTAATAAAGTAGATCCTAAGTACAACGCAGAGTTAGACAAATTGTTTGTTACTACAACATTAAATGAAGTAATAGTAGGTAACGGTGTTTACAGTAAAAATATGTCTTCTTTCATGAAAGAACAACTACTAGAGCGTGGAAAACTAGCTGTTGAGTTAGGAGAAATATCTGGTGTAGGTTCTCCTGAAAGTACTAATTATAATGAACGTGTAATAAAAGCTATGTATAAGCTAGAAAAGAGTAGAGTTAAAGGTAAAAGATCTGCCTTAATAAATTCTACTATTAGAAGACAAAAAGAGACAAATAGAATAATAGGAAAATAACATGGCTGATCCCTTTTACGATCCTACTGCTGCCTTTCAACCAATATACACACAGTCTCTATTCGATAAAAAGAAGGAGATATTGAATTCTAGGATAGCTGAAAAACAAGAACGCCTAGCTCCATCAGAAGTTACTACTGGTATTCCAGATACTAACCCTGTTGTTAATCCTGTTGTTAATCCTTATTTGCCAAATAACCCAATGAGTCTTGCTGGGGGGGCATTTACACCAGAACAAAGTAATGGTAATAGTAACTACCTAGATATTATGGAGTCTGGTTTTCGTCAAACTGGTACAAACATATCAGACATATTTACTGGGGAAGAAAGAACTAATGCAGAAAACAGGGCAGATGCTGACTTAGCTTCTGGTGTTTCGTTACAAGATCGTGAAAGGTTAGTAGACGCACCACAGAGAAGAGTTACTGAGTCACTTGCTGAAGGCAACTATTGGGATGTTCTAAAGAATTCGGTTCTTGCTGCTCCAGCTACTATTTCTGATAGTTCTGGTAGTATAGGTACAGCTGTTGCTACTACTGCAGCAATTGCAGGAACAACTGCGTTAGCCCCAGCAGTAGCTAGTGCTATAGGTATAACAGCCCTTGCCAATAAAGCATACAAGTTATACAAAGGTGCTAACGCTATTGTAGACGCTGTAGATAAGACTAAAAAAGCTTCTAAACTTATTACTGCTAGTAAAGCAGTAGCTAAATCTGCTGCTCAAGTAAGTGTAATGAATGCAGATTTAACTCAACGACAAGTAAATGACTTTCGTGAGAAAAATTCAAGAAATCCTACAACTTCTGAAGTAGCACAAATGTATCTTGTGAATCTTTCTACTACTATATTTGAACCAGCTATAATTAAAAACCTAGTTATACCTAATTTTGCTAAACATTTAAAAAATGACATAACAACAGCTATTAAGTCTATGAGTAAAGATTCTAGCTTAGTAAGCATAGCTAAACGTCTTGGGAAAGGTGTTGTAAAACTAGGTGCCGCTGGTACTGCTGAAGGATTACAAGAGTATGCCCAAACTTGGGGAGAAATAATAAACGTAAATGCTACAGCAGCACAGAAAGGTGAATTTTGGAATGCAGTAAAAGCAGAAATAAACAACCCTGAAAACCAATTTGAAGCAAAGTTAGGTGCTGCACTAGGATTCGGTGCTGGTTCTGGCACTAAAGGTCTTACTACAGTTCCTGCTGTTGGTATTGGAGTAGCAGCAGACGCTACTGTAGGTACAGCAAAAACTACGTTTAAATTAGGCAAAAAAGCAGTTTTGGCAACTAACAAGTTTGCTAGTGAAAGAAATGCCAAAAAACTTAGTAAATACCTTTCTGACGAACAAACTAATGAAATACGTAATGAGTATGAAATAGCTAAAGCTCAACATGAAGAATTTAAGACTAGTACAAGTGCAAGAAAAGAAACACTTAGTAAAGCCACAAGTTTTGCAGATATTACTGATCCTGATTTAGAAGAAGAACTAGGTAAGGTTGCAAAAACTGATGACTTAAATAATGAAAAAGTTTTTAACAGAGTTAAAAATAGTATTATTAGAGAGTACGAATCTGACGTAGCTCTTTCTAAAATAAAGTTAGAGTCTAATTTTTACTATAAGATTGCCGCATCAAAAACTAAACAAGCCTCTGAAGAAGCTGTTTTACTTGCTAAGAAAGCTGCTGCTTTTGTTAACTTACCTGATGATGCTATAGAACAAGTAATAACTGCTGCTAAAGTTGTAAGTACTGCTGCTATCGAAGAACTAAAAACTTTTAATACTTCAGCAACTTATGGACTGGCTGAAAAAGCTGTTTCTTACGGTAATAACGCTACTAAGGAAGGTCTGCAATCTCTTGAAGCAGAAGTAAGAGAAAACACACCTGAAACCATACGTAAGCTATCTAACGCTCTAAGCAGCACAATGCCTAAGCTTTCAGCAAAGCTAGATACTCTTGCTGACAGAAGAGAAAGAGCTTCTTTATCATCTGGTCGTGTAGTAGAAGGACTAGTAAATTTAGGGGGGCTTAGTCCTGTTATAAAGTCAGTAGCTAGAAGACAAGCCATACCTGTAGGTAGTATGAGTGCTGTAGCAGCTGAATTACTGGAAGTTTCTAAAGTTAAGCTAGAAGACATAGATACAGTTGAAACAGTACAAAAAGTTTTAGACTTGTACACAAGTAATGAAAGTTACTCACCTGATAGCTCTAATTCACTAGACAAAGAAACACTAGATACAATTAACCGTAAACTTGATAGATACCGAAAAGTTTTTAAAGGTACTGTCGCTGGAAAAGTAGCAAGTGCAGCTGAAAAAGTTACAGAAGTCGCAAAGTCTACTGCAACTAAAGTAGAATCTTTAGTTAGTTCTATTATTAATAGTAGTATATTTAACTCAGAAGATAAGACAGATAGTGAAGTAACTGATGTAGACACTAAAACTTCTTATGTTATTAAAACAAGTCCTCAGACTAATAAGTTTATAGCTGGTCTGAAATTAGAAGAACAAAAAAGAGATGCTTTAACTGACCCAGCAGATAAAGAAGCAATGTTAGCTGACACTATAAAATTAGTATCATCTACAAAATTTATACAAGCAGCTAGTAAGCTATTTGAAACTACCGAAGCTGGTGCGTTACTAGCTATAATGGTAAATGTGTTACCAGACATAGGTAAAAAAGGGAATATAGAATCTTACCGTGGTAGTATAGAGACAGCTCTAAAGACTGCTGATACACAAACAGAGACAGAAACTACTCAACGAGATAGCTCTGTTCCTGTACCCCCCAGTGGGCAACTTGAAGTTGACGAAAATGGTATGTGGTTAATAGATGAAATTGTCACAGATGAGCAATTAGATGAATTTATTGATAATAACTTTAGTAAAGACGATGTTTGCGCGGTATAAACTATGAGCTGTACACCAAGAAACACAGTTAAAGGTATGTTACGAAACATAGCTAAAGATGTCGAAATAGACCGAAATACTGATAAAGAAACTAGGGTGAATGTCTGGGAAATAACTGATAAAAAAGTTATGGATATGTTTGAATCCTTCTCTTCTAAAGATGTTCAAGTAGACTCTAAACGCATTAAGGGAAAACTGGATAGATCCTTAGACGTAGCAGAAAAATTCCGACCTGCAATGCAGACTTTTGTTAAAAGTTTACAGACTGTTACAGTCAATGGTGTACAGACTACTAGTGATAAGTCTGCAAGACACCAAGCTATTGCACTTAAAGACATAATGGACTCAATAAAAGGTGAAATTGACAAAGCTGGCAACGAAAATGTTAATATTAATGACATTAGTAATGACGGTGTTAACCCATATATTCCTCTTCACCGACTAGCTGCTACTATAGGACGTAAAATTTTATATCTAGAAGGTTATAGATTTAAAAAAATAAGTGACAGTAAAGGGTCTGCTGTAGACGTAGAACGTGCTTATTATCGTTCAGGTATGGTAGCTATCAACAACTTACAGGACAACGGATTTATTTCTGTACACGAAGGTAGAGGGTCTATAAAAGACTATCTTGATGACATATCAAGTAAACGTAATTACAGTGAAAAAGTTACTACAGAAGTTTCTGTGGTAGAGTTAAATCTTAAAGCATTTGATGTTACTGCTAAGTCATCTGCTAAAAAATATTTTACTGATAAATCTATTATTGACATAAACAACCATCCTTTATCAGCATACGTTAAAGTGATTGAATCTATTAACTACGTGTCTCAACCAAGTAATATTACTTTACCTTCTACTTCTCCTATAAAAGAGCGAAAAAATCAAGACGCTTATACTCTTACACCAGAAATGGAAGCAGCACGTAAAGAACTTGAGTCTAACCCAGTGTTTATAGACTCTGATTTACACAGTTTTTTTGATCTTTTGCACAAAGAACTAAAAGACAGTGACATGAGTGCTTCTAAATGGATATCAAATCACATTAAGGATACAGAAACGTTAAAAAATCTGTTTAAAGTAGAAAAAATTAATATTGTCCTTGCTGACCAATCTAGTCATGTAGGTCGTAATTTATCTAAAACTACTCCTGTAGATGATTTAATTGAATACTACGACCATATGACAGACGCTAACGGAAAAGCAGCAAGTCTGTATATGCCTATGTTTGGTGGTAAAAACGCAAGATTATATTACGAAAATAGTGTTGTTAACCCACAAGCGTCTAAATTAATGCGTCATGCTTTAACTATTTCTGAATATGAAATGTCTGTAGGTTCTGAAGTATATAATTTTTACGTAAACAAAGTTGCTTTACGTCTAGGTTTAACAGACTTTGAAGGAAATAGTACTCCTGAAGTACTTTTAGATTCTGATAACGTTACTGAAGAAGGTAAAACTCTCACTCAAGCATTTGAAATGTATGATAAGTTTGTCAGTAAAGACACGGCTGCAGGAAAATTAAAACAACTAACTCAGTTACAAGGGTTATTTCCGCATCTTGATTTTGCAGACATTGTAACTACTGTAAGAGCTGCTAAAGGTATAAGAGATTCACTAGGTAGTAAAACTATTAAGACCTCTTATATGGTCAGCAGTGACGCTACAGCATCTGGTGGACAGCTGATACTTAAACAAGCACTTGGGACAAATCCTAGCAGTATAAAAAAACTTATGCAAAGACTTGGGTTACTTGATGGTGAAGTAGACACACAAGATAAGTTAAAAGACATATACGGAATTCTTAAAGTTAAGCTTGAAAACTTTGTTAATAACATTACTGACTTAGATGACTTTTACGTTAGAGAAAATGAAAACAATGACAAAATAAAGAAAATTGTAGATTTAGTATCTAAAGATCTTTATAACGGAGACATAAGAGAATTGTCCAAAGGACCGACAATGACTTTTATTTACCAACAGTCTGAAGAGGGTGCTAACAATTCTTTGTCTAATACTTTTAGTGGTTTGTTAGTTGCTAATTTAAATAAAATTAAGGTTTCTAGTGACACAATAGATTTAGTTAATGAGTTACTTGGTACAGACCACAAAAATAATCAAGAAGGCAGAGACGCACTTCGAGATGACAGAAATATTAAAGACGAGCTAAGAAAAGCATTTGCTAGTTCTGGTATGCCTTCTTTCTTGTTTGATACTTTAACTGATTCGCTAGTTACAGAATACTTAGCTACTTACAGAAAACGTAGTGAACAAGTATTTAAATTTTTAAACAACAATCCTCTTCTCAGTAAAATGAGAATGTATCCTGCTGCTGCAGTTGTAGAAGCTTTTAACGGTGGCAAAGCTTTATCTTACACAAAAGAACACCTTAAAGATTTTGGTTTACCGTTAACTAAAGTATTTGAAGTTCAAAATACTGTTGACGGTGAAACAGTATTAACAAGAGAAGATAAACTTCAACCTACTGTTCTTGGTGTGTCTCAAGTACATGGTGTAGACACTAGCAACCAGTACAGAGGCATAGCTGGTTTACCTACTAAACATGAAACAGGATCAATAAGTATCCACGATGATACACGTACTTCTGCACCTGCTCTTATGGAGTTTGAAGGTCAGTACGTAGAACAAGATTTTAATGCTGCATTTGATTTTGATATACACGAACAGGCATTAATGGCTGCTCTTGCATATGATCCTTCATTAAAAAAAGATTCAGATTTTGTGAGTTTGCTTGATACTATACGCAAGGAAAAATCAGTAAAGCAGGAAATACTAGAAGAGTCTCGTGGATTTAAAACTCTTAGTGTCATAGGTGATGGTCTTGTGCCAACGTCTATTGTAAAACCTAAACCTAAACCTAAAAAATCTTTTAAAGATTCTTCTTTGTCTGAAACAGACATACTAGAAGACCTAGCTTCAGAATCTGCAGTAATTAGTAAGTTTCTTACAGAAAATAATTCTTCAACAGTAATAAAAGGATCTCAGAATAAATTTGATACTGATAATGACACTATTGTTATATCTGATAAAGATGATCGTACTGGTGGCAGTGTTCAGAGTATAAAAACTGCTAAAGGCCGCAAAAATTTAATTGAGTTAATTGAACACGAAATTACACACAGCTATACTATTGGTTTAATTTCTGATTGGGCAATTAATAGATCTAACAACGTTAAATCAACTAGTCCGCAGCTAGACCTTAATCTTGCTTACATATCTAAAAGCATGAACAGGCTTCGTGACAATATAGACTCAGGCAGAATAGTTTTAGACAATACTACTATAAACCGCTTAAAATACGCTCTTGACAATACAGGAGGAGAAGCCACTAGATTAGCAGAGTTTATAGCTATTATGAATTCTGAGTCTGAAGTAGCTAAAAAAGTATATAAAGCTTTAGGTGACAGTAATAAATCTAGGCTTAAAAAAGTTATTGCTTTTGTCAAAGCTAAAGTTAAAGAAATGTTATCTTCTGTTTCTTATAGAGATGTTGTAACTAATGATGTAGACGCTGGTAAGTTGTATACGGCTATTAATTCAGTAATTGCTGAAGGTACTAGTGAAAGAGAAACAAATATTGCTAATATAAAAGCAATTCAAACTTGGTATGGTAAAGATTTGTTTGCAGCTTCTCCTATAAATTCTGATGGAATAAGTGGAGCAGTTGAGCTTATGAATGCTTCTATAGCTAGGCGTATTAATGACCCATTAGTTAATAAATCTGGTGAGGGAATTAAGTGGGTAGACGACTTTATGAGGACAAACTTTCCTTTATATGCGACTACACTAGATAAAATTAAAGGAATTTACGATAGTTCTGAAGCACTACAAGGAATAATACATAAGATTACAAACTCTAATGTAAACACAGATTTAAAGAATAAAGTTTTGTCTTTAGCTGCTGCTACTCGTTCTGGGAGAGAAGACTTAACTAGTAAAGAACTACAAAAGTTTAACAAGTTAAAGTTAAGTGATGTTGAAAAGACTGACTTGTATGACTTTACAAGTAAGATGGCGATTCAAGATTACTTTCTATTCGCAGAAGGTGTAACAGATTTTGATGCAGAGGTAAAAGCACTAGAGGTGCTATTTGATACACCCCAATTACGTAAAATGGAGACAATAGTTGAGTTAAACGTAAACGACAAAGTATATACAGACACTATTTACAATGTTAATGCTCTTAGCGTTCAGGACAACTTAAAGTCTTCTGCTAGAAAGCTAGTAGTACTAAAGTCTATCCTAGCTATAGAGGATGGTCCACAACGGTTTACTAAACTTATGTCCAACACAGCTATGGCAGATCTTGTTAAAGATGTAGTGGTAGCAAATGAACTCATACTAACAGAAGGTAGAATACCTAAGTTAGACATGAGAGATAGCCAAATGACAGACCAGTATAAAGAACAAACTGTGTTTAAGGTTGTTAACCAAGAGCAGGTAAACAACTACGCTTATGAAGAAAAATCAGGGTGGAAAGTTTTAAAATCTCCTACAAAAAATTCATTAGGTGTTGTGTATAAACAAGTAATAGATAGTACATTTATTGAAGGTGCTTTTACTGACATACGCACTCAAAGTACTGACATTGTTGTTGGTAAGGAAATGAGACATGACCCTAGAGTAGTAAAAATTGGTGATAAGTATAAGTACATACTAGAGACAAAGTACAAGAATGAAATAGGTTTAGTTAAAGATGCCTCACAAGGTCTAGTTAGAACTATGGCTCATAACATGGCTATACTTGATACTCATATTATTCGTGATTTGATAATGGAAGAAACTAATTACTGGAATTTAGGGAGTAAAGGAACTGATAACCTATCTGACTTGATTAAAGACAAAAACAGAGATCATCCTTGGTTTATAGGTGGGAATGAAGACATTAAATTTAGTGACTTGCCAAAAGAAGTTCAAGCAGCTTATATGCCAAAAAGTAAGAAACTATCTAATGTTAAAAGTAGTAATGGAAAAGGTACACTAGAATCTAGAGTTCAATACGTTAGGAAAGATATAAACTATTGGCTAGTAGGTGCTACTGAAAGCTCTATTGCTACAGACCCAAAGTTAAAATGGGCATTACGTATTACTAAAAGTTTTGTAACTGGTGCTAAGATTAGTATGGTTATTTTAAACCCAGCCAAAATAGCAGCAGATAACATGTCTAATTTGTCATACTTGTCTGTAATGGGTGTAGACCCTCTAGAGATACAGAAAAGTTACAGGTTAATTAGTAGCGAATTCGATGGTTATCAAAAGATTAAAAATGAACTTACACAACTTAGAGTAAGAGGTTACGCTAGACCTGATGATAAATCTTTGCAAAAGAAAATTAAACTTTTAAATGATAAGTTGAAAGCTCATCCTTCTAATGGTTTAGTGACTAGAGGCTTCATTAACTCTCTAGGTTCTGAATTAATTGTTAATGCTAATGACCCATCTTCAGGGTTTAAAAAAGACTTAGACTCAGTTTTAAAAACCATATTTCAAGATAACAAAGGTAAAAATAATGATATAGGTAAATTCATTATGAACTTTTCTAGATGGAATGTAGGACTAGAAGAATTTTTAGAAACTCTGAGTCCTGTGTTTGGAAGCCTTGACTCTACTAAAAATGTTGAGACTGAGCTTAATAGAATTGCTAAAAGACTTAAAGACATTAAGTCAGAAGATGATTTAATTAGTTACCTGCACCAGTACCTTAATAGCCCTGACAGTGAGTTTGTAAAACTAGGCAGTCATATGACTGATCTTACAGACATACTAGCTAAAGAAACTTATTACAGGCATCTTGTAGGAGTTAAAGATATGGACCCTAAGAAAGCTGAGTTAGAGGTTACAGACTCCTTTCCTGATTATAAGGAAGTTCTACCATTAAAGATAAAACAACTTAGTGACGTAGGAATTATTCCCTTTCCTAACTATGGACTTCGTATACAGAAAGCAATATACAGAATGGTTAAAAACAAGCCAGTTAGTTTTGGTACAGAACTGGCAATTGAAAACTACTTTAATCTTAATGCACAACAAATATGGGATTCAAATGTTTGGAACATGCATACTTCTTTTACTGGCATATTCCAGAATCCTTGGAACTACATAGGAATGAAAAGCATAATATAAAAGTGGGGGTTTTACACCCCACTTATATACTTTAAGTTTTAGCTTTATGTAAAACTATAAAAGTTAAAAAACCTATAACTGTCAGTACCCCTACAAAAGTTATTATGTAACCAGAGTAGACAGATAGAAATATTGCAAAAGCTGCGATAATCAAAACAACCGCAGTTTTTAGCGCAGTAACTATCAGGTACAAACTACTTTTTACCGAAAGTCTTTTTTGCCCCAAAAGGCTTAGCTGCACCAAAAGAAGGTTCTTTTGACTCTGTTACAGCCCTTGGCACACCACCCTTACGACCACCAGTAACCCATAGTTTAATGTCTTCTTCAGTAAGATCATTTTTATATGTTACTCTATTGGCAGAATCCAGATCTTTTTTGTAGCTATCTCCGTGATTATTATCATTAACTATTTCTTCAGCTGTAGCATTATCTCCAGCACGGTAAAATGCTTTAATGATTTTTTTCTCTTTGATTTTATGATCAAATACAGAGTATTCCATTTGTATACGCATCATAACTTCTTGGTCAGCTAGGTCTTCTAGCACAGCTACAGTTTTTTCAGAGGCTCCTTTTCCTATTGGCAAATCAGCTTCTACTGGGTCAGTAACCTCTTGCACTTCAGCAATGACAAGAAGTTGGTTAAACACTTTCATACCGAACTTGTTTTCTAGTCCACCGTTGTTAGTTACACGTAAATTTCCGTAGATTACCTGCTGTTGTCCTTTATGCTCTACAAAAAAGTTTACCACGCTAGAGTCACTAGCATTAGTGTCTACGAAAGGTGCAAGAATGTTTACAGGATAAAATCCTGAACCACTAATGTAGCTACTTCCTGATTGTTTGATATCTTCTTTATTTGTACTTTGTGTTGCAAATGCCATGATTTTTTTCCTGTGGAACTTAGTTCCATTGTAGGATTAAGGGAAAATTCCCGTTGTTACTGCTAACTTCTTGGTAGTCTTTCCTACCTGCCATTAAACATCTATTAATCGTATTTCGTAGAAACCTGCGTACTGCAGAATATTCATGTCTTGTTCATTGTTTAAGTCATATATTACTTCTTCACCTCCGTCTTCATCAAATAAATACAACATTTTTTCTTCTGTGTCTGAAGTGTAAGACTCTACACGATAAAAGTAGTTATCTATTTCAACAAATGAAGAATTAGTTATTACATACTCCACTTGCTCTACGGTACGCATTAAAACGACCACTCAGAATTGTTATTATGAGTTTCTAGTATCAAATCTATGTGTTTCTGCAGATCGTAGTAAGTTTCACCTTCTTTAAGCTTCTTACTTTTTGAAGGATCAACAATGTTTTCTACGTACTGAGTATCAGGCAATTCTGCGATAGTAGTCCTAGCTTGATTTTTTACTCCTCTGTGATGAACTTTCATATCACTTACTAGTATAGAGTGGTCTACTTCCCCGTAAAAACCTCCTTTATCTTTAAACTTTCCTTGACCGATAGGTACTAAACCTTTTTTGTCGTTATCCATTACATGATTAAGAATAACTACGTTTATACCATTAGCTACAAGATCTTCTTGCACAAACGATGTGAACACAGCTACTTCTTTATTAATATGTGAATGAATATCGAAGTTAGTAAAGTTTAAGTTTGAAAAATCAATAATATCCTGCATTAGTTTAGACGCAGAATCTATAGCTATAGTTTTAGGGTAGTCTCCTATAACTTCCTTGTACTTCTCTAGCTTGTCAAAGAAACCTTCAACTTCAATTTCTTCTCCTTCACTCTTTACTACTCCACCGTTAATAAGTGCATTCATACTGTAGAATGTAGGAACTAGCATGTGTGGTATGTTAAAAGGAAAAGCTTTTCCGTCTCTTGATACTACGAAAGTATTTGTTAGTGATTTCATTAAAGTGGTTTTGCCTGAACCACTAATACCATTTATTAGTATTTTAGCACCCATTATTGTTCTCTCCTGTGTTATTCAAATAAATATATGTCTAGTCTTTCTTCTTCTTGTGTTTCAGCCTTTGCTATAAGTTCTTGTTCCCTAGCTAATTCATACGCTGCCTGATCATCAGGTTCATCATAGTATGGTGATCTAGGGTTGCTATCATAGCTTCGTGTACCTGCTGGTTCGTGTCTACTACTCATTGTTTAAGCCTCATGTCTTGCCAAATTACGTGTGTAAGATTTGGATACTTTATGGTACTAACACAAGATTCCACAGCCAGCTCAAGTAGAGATGTTATAAATGCTATGTCTTCTTCTGTTATTACTTCTGTTAATACAGCAACTTCAGGAGGGTAAGATTTTAAAGGTTTACCTGTTTTTTCACTAACACCACCATCAATATGCCTATTAACGTATATAAGCTGTACACGACTTACCGTATACCCTAGCTTTGTTAGAATATACGCGTACACAAGCAACTGGTACTTATAGTGTCTAGGTATAGTCTTTGGTGGGTACTTACTGTTATACGTTTTGTAGTCACCTACCATACAGTCGTCTTTAGTGCCTAAAAGTATGTCCAGTGTTCCAGCTGCGTAGTAGCTATCCTTAATTTCTGCGAACACTTTAGATTCTACTTCTAAGAAGTTATCCATATTAGATAGTATGTACTGGTTAACTAGCACACTTGACATTGATTCAAAGTTAGATAGCACGGTTTCTTTACAGTAATCATCGTTTTCTTCAAAAGAATCTATATAGCTATAAATAGAATCTTTACTGATATTTCCTTTTTTTCCTACTACTTCAGCAACATAGTGAACTACAGTTCCTAATACTGATGCTGTGCTGTAGGTGAACCCTTCTTCTTTTAAAACTTCTTCTCTGTACCAGTTATGTTTACTATTAACAAACTTGCTAAATTTGCTTGGGCTAATTTTTAATACACAGTTATCTGGTAAGTAATTGACACTGTTATCGTAGTGTAGTGGGTTTGTCATACTTTTTACTCCTGTTGTAACACGTATGTTGTTTACTATGACCAGACTACATCTGGTTCTAAATCTGGCATCCTAGTTAAAATAGCTTCCATTAGCTCTGCGTCTGTCAGTGTTTCTAAGTACGTGTATGCAGACTCATAAGCAATTTCCAATAAATTTTTCATGTCTAGATCTTTAATAGCACTGTTTGCCATTGCGTCTAGTATTTCTTCTTTATTTTCTATAGTACTTTTCATTTGTTGATTTTCTCCATTACTTTATTTATTTCTTCAATAGAAGCATTATTTTTTATAGTGTGTAAGTCACTCCAGTTTTTACCTATTTCTCCTACGCATTCATTTCCAACAGGTGCATTCACCAAGTAGTCTGAGTTCATTATTGGTACTAGTATGTTGTTTAGCCACTTAATAACTTCAGCTTCTTCTTTAACTACAAAATATATAGAGTCATATATAGTAGAACAAACTTTAATTTGTTCCTCTAAACCTTCTTTTCGTATCTGGTAGTTAATTTCGTTTACAGTTATTAAACTTAGTATGCTCCAGAACTGACAAGTTGCGTTATGTAGTGTACGAATATGACTTTCTGCTTCATTTGAGTATATTTTGCAACCTAACCCTAGATGCACATATCCATTCTTTTTAGCAAAAGGTAATACGTATTCTTCTCTATACTTTGTTATAGATGGGTATAAGACATTATGATAATTATCAAATATGTCTTGTGTAATTACTCCTCCTTTACTTGCGTCAGGATACCCACCATAAGCAAGTTTAAAAGTAGGAGCTTTAGAGATAAATCGTATCTTAGAAAGTATAGGATGCTTTTCATCTTCTACTAGTCTGTAAAACTCTTTAACGTAAGCTACATTGTCTTTGTTCTCGCCTAGTACTTTTGCTATTTCTTTTGGGAAGTAACCGCAAGCGTTAAGCGAATGACCATCAAGGTTTTCTAAAAATATATTTTGTTTATTTTTATCGTCTGATAAATTTGCTATTACTCTGTCTTCTAATGCACTGTAGTCTATTGCGTATACAATGTACCCGCAGGGAGCCGTAAAGCACCTTTTAAGCGGTTTAGCGTATATAGACCTACTACTAGGCATATTAAGTAAGTTAGGGCCGTTAGAGGTGTTTCTAAACGATTTAGCCCCAAATAACTTAATGTTTCCGTACAGTACTCCGTCAACAGTAAAGTTGTCGAATGCAGCAAGGAAGTTATTTCTTATTATACCACTAAATGAGTGGTCAATTACTGCTTGTAACACTTCTAGTAACTTTTTATCAGAACTAATTTTATACAAAAGTTCTATGTTATCTCGGTTCCAGCTGGCGTTACCTGTTTTTTTACTAACAGTAATAGGAGATACTTTCAGCAGCTCAAAAAATTCTTGTAATTGCTTGTTACTCCCAGGATTGAACTTAGGAATTTCTACTGGTATATCAGATTTTTCGTATCTAGGTTTGTTCCATAATGCAGACTGATCTTTCGCCATAGTCAGCATACCTCCTACAACAAACTTATTTTTTACAGACACAGAACCATCAATAATCATACTAAGGAATTTTTCTTTTACGTATGTGTTTAGCTTTTTTATGTCTGAAATAGTCCACTTGCTTTTAACTTCGTGTACTTTTTTATTCTCAACATAGTTATTAACTACGTAAGTCCTATGTGTAATGTTTTTTGGGTTGTATTCCTTAACATAATGTTCAACTGTTCTGACGCTGCCTAGTACTTTATCTTTATACTCTTTCACCAAGTAAGGATGTGTATGTTCTTGATACTCCTTAATTAGTGTGTTGTTTTCAAGAGTTTCAGATACAGACTCTAGTACAGTATCTATAGTATTTCTTAGCTCTTCTACTGCTTGTTGGTCTATATTCAATCCAACAGAAGTCATTTGAATCATGTCAGGTATGAAGTGTTTTACAAAGTTTTGGTAGAAATAGTCTGGCTGCTCCTTTGAAGGATCAAAGTCTTTAGGGTACGGTACTGGTAGTATTTGCCAAGGTCTCATTTTTTATTCCTCCTGTCTTTAGTACCAGTACCTCTTATTAGGTGCAGAGTACCTTTTTCGTTGGTATGTATATGTTGAAGTACATAACCATGAGCATCAAAAGGACCATCCACAAAAAAATACCCACCTATAGGTATTTTGTTAGGGTGCCTTAGTTGGTACATGTTGCCTGACATCACAACACCTCCACAAATATACTACTAGCAGATGTCTCTATGTCAGTTAAGCAGCCATTTACTCTGTACTCTATCTTGGTTTTCATTTTACGTACTCCTTTAATTGGTTCCACAGCATTACTACTGCAGCACCATCAATTGAGCAGTATGATACAAAGTCTTTGTTGTTTAGTTTTTCAACATTGTAGTCTTCAAACAAACTCCATTTAGGATCATAGTACTGTCCCATTAACAATTTAAGTCCTGTTCTAGCCTTCCAGTTTTCTGCGTTATTCATGTAGCACTTAGCTAGTAGTTGAGTATCTTCGTAATCAACAGGAAACTGTCCTGTACGCTGGTAACAGATCTTTAAATCAAACCCTGTGTTATGTATTAACAATTTACCTTTGTACTGTACAACCCAATTCCATAAGGCTACTTCTGTCTTTTTATCTGGTGCGATCAGTATCACACTCTCAGTTTCTGACAAACCAAATATAAAGTGTGTCGTGTGTATAAGCTGTGGACAACTCAAACCTGATGATTTAGCTACCTGTTTAACTAGGATTAGGTACTCAGGTTTTATAAGTTCAGGATGTTTTAGTAGATCTTTAGCTTCTTTAACTTCTTTTTGTGAGTAAGCAGATCTAGTTTCAACGTCAAATGCTAATATACTGTGTGTGTTTAGCTTTTTAAGTACCTTATTTATTTTAAATAAAGTGTTGTACACTTCATAAGTTACTTTTAGGTATGACATAGTACCCCACGTTGTTTATTAGTTATTTTATTGGCTACCAACTAGCTGTGTACTTAAATGTTAAGTAAGCACTAAGAGGTAACGTATCTTTTAATTCTTTAGCTTTGTCTATTACATCTAAAGTATCTTTAAGTGTTTCATAGTAGTAATCGTCGTAGTCTGTACAACCAAAGAAAAACCCACTGCTTGTAGGAAGTATGTCTTCTGCTAGTGTTCTATAAGCTAAAACTTTCTCACAAGCTACCGCTAGATTCTCTAGATCGTCTATTGACACAGACGCTTCTTGTCCCTCTTCACTGCATGTACAATTTTCTAAAAACCAATTATGTATTGCATTAGCTTTTCTCCAGTAACCTATGTTTTTTGTTATAGACTCAACATCTTCTATACCTAGAGGTACTAGTAAACCTTCAATTTCAATTTCAATTTTACCACTAACTTTTCTATGATCGTGCTTTGCACCAATATAAATATCGGCATCTAGATACATGTCTAGTCCCATAATATTTCTCCTAACTAAGTAAAATTAATCCGTCTAACGAATTTTCAAAGTAAACACCACTAATATTTTTATTTAAGTAACTGTCGTTGTATAAAACATTAGCAGTAAATAGTTCTTTTGCTTCCAGATATGTTGCAGTTTTTTTATTGCTACACTGGTGTAGTATTTCTTTTCTTACTGCAATTTTACCTTTAACTTCTTCTGATGACCCTGTGTAGTTCACAAAAGGTATATTTTTAAGTTCTACTCTTTTGTAGTTTTTGCGGATAGCTAACTGAGCCTTAGTGGGCTTTAGCCTACGCATAGACCTAACTACTAGTTTTCCTATGTATAGTGTACCGTCTTCAAACTCAAGTTCGTATACAATAGATACACATTCTTTGTGTAAATCTTCATGTGAAAGTATTTTTTTATCAACACACTCCCACATACTTACATTCTCCTTAACGCTGGGTTTATTAGTGTGTGTAACAAACGATCTGGGTCCATAGGTGTAACCCAATAGTTATCAACCTCGTGTGCTAGAGTTGTCACATATTCTTCACTAGCCCCTAGATCAATTGCGTAGGCCAGACATCTATACATTAACCTGCTGCGTTCTCCTTGTTCTGCGTTATACGCAAATTCAAACGTAGTACGTGGGTCATCTAGTAGTTGCTGTTTATTAGCATTTGGAAGCTCTCTAGCAGGTTTTGGCTTATCACGTAATCGTATAGCTGCACGGTCTAGCAGTGGCTTAACTTTCATAGGTATGCCTTCTAGTTGCGTATGGATATCTCTTCCTGCGTAAGAAAAGAAAATCTGGCTCTTAGGTAGGTTGTCTATAACAAAACCAAGTTCAATACCTACTTCTTCTATAAAAGAAGTCCACATACGATCTTCTACGTCTACAACAGCGTCTAGCTCTACAAGTACACGAAACTTGTATTTGTTTTCAGGGTCACTAGTTCTAGCAATATGGTGGTTATACTCGTCTAGAAGAACATGTGCTTCTTCATCTGTTAGCTTAGATTTATCTATATCTAGCACAACAAACTTAGCACCACCAATGATATTAGCTTTAGCTCTCTTCCCGTTTTCAAATTTAAATGGGCTGTAAGCAGCGTTTTCTTGTAGAAGTAATGGAAGTTCATCAAATTTTGTTTCATGGTGTTCGTAACCACTATCACAATTAACTTTCATGTACTCTTTCATCTCTGCATTTTTCATACACTATCTCTTTTATACAGTTCGTACCCTAATTTCTCAAGTTCACCTATTTCTTCTATATTTTTAACGTATCGTTCTATATCTTCGCATACGGGATTAACTGGTACTCTGTCGTATTCCTTATTTGGGTGTAGCATTATGTATTTGTATGATGGTTTAACTCTGTACACCTCTTCTTTAAAGTCCCATACAGGAGTATCAGACAGTTCTAACCAATCTTGAGCTTCTTTAGAGTAGTACTCTACTGCTTTTCCATTTTTCCATGATTTTAGAATGTAAATCATATCTTGAACTAACTGCCTATTTTTATTTTTACTTTTCATTGTGGTATCTCCTTAAAATATAATGTAACTAACACCTATAATGTCAGTTTTTAACCTTTGCTGGTAACTGATAGAATCAGGGTTTCCTGTGTATGTAGCATTTTGGTCATAGCTGTTAACTAGTGTCGCTAGATCAAGAATCTTATTCTTAGGAGATCCTGTACCTGCTATATAGCCCATTTTACGTAAGTCATGTAATGACATAGTGAACTTTCCTTCTTCTGCTTTAGAGTAGCAAAGATCTGCTAGTTGCTCGTAAGGTTCCTTTACTAGCTCTACCTCAAATTTTTGTAAGTCTTCTGCTAAAAACTCTATTGTTTTAATAGCGTAAGCGTAGGTTAACTCTGTAACATGCTCTTCATTTTGTAGTATCGCGTAAGTACCTGACAGCTTTAGTGCTAACCATTGTTTGTGTCTACGGCTTAACTTAGATATAGGATACTTATTAGATAAGTTATCAGCCATAATTGAGTTGTACTCCATATAAACATCGAATAACTTGTTAGCATCTGGAGTGACAGATAAAGGTTCTTGGTTAGTTAGTTCAACTAGATCTGATGTAAATTCGTCTAGTTCCTTCTGAGCTAGTAGTACTTGAGCACGTTCTTTTTCCTTTAAAGCGTATAACTCATCAATAGACTTGATAGGAGGTTTAACAGGTACTTCTGGAGTAAACGAAAATATACTTCGTCTAGCTAACTGTGTATTAAATATAAGTTTGAACCTAGACTTAATATCGTTGTTATATAGTAAAGCTTCCTGTGACCCAAACAAAAGAGCATTAATAGGTAAACCTTTAATACTTGATGTTTGATTCTCTACGGATTTAACTATTTTAGGAGGAACGTTACCTAAGTCATAAGCTACGGCTATAGTCTTAATAATATCGGTCATAGCACCATTAGTTTGTAGGTCACTTCCTATCTCTGTACTGAGAATACTTCCTGCACCCAAAGGGTTAGAGGCTATGTCAGAAAAGTGGTGTAACAGTCCTTCTACTGTACCTAGACCAGCTTGTAGTGGTTTTGGGGGTAAATAGTACTTTTGCCAATCTTCTCTAGTGTCACCTTGTCCAACAGCCATTTTCCTAGCTTTATCTTTAGCGTAGTCTTTACGTTTCTCTTCTAGCTTATAGTATGCTGTGTGTAACGATTTCCTAATTGCGTTCAGTGATTTATCTTTTGAAGTACCTGATGCGCTTAATGCAAATACTATAGCGTTTGTAGGCACTAGTGTACCGTCAAACAAAGATATAGACTTCCTTAGATGAGATGAGAATGTTATCAGCTCAGATAGCGTAATAGACAGTTTTAGCTTAAACGGTATCTCTCCGTTAATAGTGTTAATACCTTTTTGTACTACTTCAGGAAAATACCCCAAGTTACTAGTTTTACTTTTTACGTACTTCTCTAGTAGTTCAAAAGTACTCATTACAGTGATTCCTGTGCTTGAGATTGAATTTTTGTGAAAAACTCAATTTCATCAAAATTGTCAGCCAAATTCATTGTATGTGGTAGTTTTAACTCATTTCCGTAACCTTCAGACAAATCTTTGCCGTAATACTTTTCTAAAATAGCAAAGTAAAATTTACGTAGTAACCTATTGTTTAGTACTGAAGCCATTTTTTTAGCAGTTTTAAACTCTCTGTGAGAATAAATAGGTATGACAGATAGAAAATCATTTTTATCGTTAGACTTACTAGCAGGAAACACTAAAGAAATTTTAATGTTGATGTGCTGTCGTTGTAATTCTTCAACTGTAGCTAACATTTTATTCATGTTATGAGCTATAGTTGAATCTTCTATGTTGTGTCTGTAGCTAATATTAATGTACAGCTCATAAAAGAAATTTACGTACTGCATTGTAGGAGTAATAACACAGTCAGGCTCACCTGCTGAGTACTTACCCATATCATAATCTACCACAATACCATCAGTAGCATATTTAAAATGTTCATATACCTCTTGTGTCAGTAATCCTCGTTTAAGAAGGTTACTACGCACTAGATTCCTAATAGTTTTATACTCATCTTCGTTGTAAACACTTGTACCTTTAAGTAGATCTGATACTGCTTGTTTGTAAGTAACACCACAACGATCATCGTCATATTGTGACAATAAAGATACATGGTTTTTAAAATGTAATAAGTTACGAAATGGTAGAAAGTCTAGGTTTTCTAAGTTTATTCTTTCCCCCCATGATTTTGGAAAAACATCTGGTAATCTAAGCATCATGTACTCCTTGAGATTTTTTTACGTTTAAAATTAATTCATCTATTGTGTTACACATTTCTTGTGGTATGAAAGTTTTACGTTCTCTTCTTTCATTGAAATCTGCTATTAGTTCATCGTTGTTTTCAAACAACTTTTCTATAAAGCCAGTAACTAAGTTAAGTTCTATTCTTTTCTTTAGTCTTATAGAGTCACGCATAGTTATGGATTTTTCGTAATTCCACTTTTTTAATGTTTCTCTTATGTCTTTAACTTGGTCTGCTACTGAGGCACCAATTATTTCTGTTTCTAAACTTTTGTCTGTAGGTAAATCTATTATGTCAAACCTATCGAGTGTTGCTGCATCTAGCACTGCTCTTCCAGTAAATTGTTTACCTTGAGGGTTAGCTGTTGCACACAACCTAAAGTCTTTATGTTTTTTTACTATTATATCAGGAAATGACATAAAATTATTTTCTAATGTGTTAATACACAGTAGTACATTTGGATCTCCCGCATCAATTTCGTCTAGTAGCATTAAGCCACCAAACTCAACTGCTTCCCGTAGTTGACTACTAACATAGTCACCATTAATGTTTTTAAACCCTACTAAGCTAGATAAGGTAGTTTGTCTTGTCATTGATACAGAAAAAAACTTTAGATTTAGTTGTTCTGCTATTTGTTTTATAAGTGTCGTTTTTCCACTACCTGCTTCACCTATAAGCAGTATAGGAATATCATTTTCTACTAGGTTTATAACTTCATCATATCTATTATGTTTCATTATATAATACCTTTTTCTTCTTGGTGTGTAGATTCTGGGTTGTACTTAATAGTGTATGTGTTATTTGTACTATTAATTATTTCATGCATTAACTTTTTTTTAAGTTGTCCTCTTGTACTAAACTCTATAAGTGTACCTCCTGTGTCAGATAGAGATATGTGCTCCTTTAACGATTTAAATATGTTTTGTACATTAGCTAGTAGTCTTATAGTTTTTGTACTAGACACCAAATCCCCTAGCTTTGTTTTAAAAATTAGTTCTTCTGTTTTAGTTATAACTAAACAAAAATGCATTATATCTTTATTGCTAACATTGGTTTTTGACCAATCATCTTTAGGTACAAAGTAGTCTATATAACTTTCTATGACGCTAGGAGCTACGTTAGTATCCACGTTATATGGAACGTGATTTTGTATGAAAGCTTGTACAGTATTTACGTCTGAGTAATCTTCCGTTACGGAAAACTTTTTTATTTCCCTGTTTAGTTCAAGCGTTCCCATTTTATTGTGTATTAGTACTAAACCTAACACAGCACTAAAAGGTAATGTTTTGTGTACACCCATTATTTTTGACGCAACTTCTAACTCTGTTGCCCTGTTTTTTATGAAAGCTAAAAACACAGTTATTACCTCCTAGTACGATGTATAAAAACTACAGGTAAGAAAACTCTGTAGTGTCAGAAATATTTACTAACACAGGAGAAGTAGCAACAAGCTGCTCTACTACTTTGTTAATATTTACACCTTGCCTGTATTCAGACATTTCAATTGCCTCTATCTTAATACGTTTTACTTCCCTGCGGACTAAGACAAGTTTTGTCTCATCATTTAGGAATTTCATTTCAAAATCACCATCTGCAGTACTTACGTAGTCAGCTGATATTTCTGCGTCAGCATTACCATAAGATTCTCTTGCTGCAGACACAGTAACGGAAATAGCTCTTAGTTTTTCAGCATCTGACATTTCATTTTTTGACATTTCTAAAATTTTACTAATACTCATTTTGAGTTCCTCATTTTTGATAATAGTCTAAGTGAGACGCACCGTACAAATTTGTACCAGCACGGCTACATGCAACGTAGTAGCACCTAAATGCTACCAAGTCTTCTTCGGAGTGTATTCCTCCTTTTTCTATAATTTTAGAGATACGATTATTCATATCACTATTTATATAGACTGTTTCAAATTCTAAACCTTTAGAGGTAAAGACTGTTGAAATTGTGTATTTAGGGTCTGGCTTTACAGCCTTTGCTTTAGCGTACAAATCAAATATGTTTGTACCACTAGTTTTTAACGACATAATTAAGTTTACTGCTGATTTTGTATCTTGATCGTTTACTACTTCTTTCAGGTAAGAGAAAAATGTCATTTTATGACAACTAGTTTTTATATAAGAAAGGTATTCTTTTTCTAAGAACTTATACTTGTGTTGGTACACAGTATTTCCTGAAGAAGCTGAGACTATAGCTAATGGGTAAGCGAATATCTCTGATATCTTTCTAAGTAACGTAAATCTTTTATTTATAGTAAGAAATTCTTTTATAATATAAATAATAGCTGCGTTAGTCATAGTGACGTATAAAGTATTACCGTTACTGACAGGAGTTTCAGTACCTACAAAAGTAAAAGTTTCTGTTACCCAAGATCTCATAAACTTTTGTATAGAAGCCGCTATACTAGTACTACATCTAAATGAATTTGTTAATGGTAATGTTTTAGCTTTATCCAACTCTACAAAACCGTCTTTAAGGTTTAAGAAGTGGTATATAGCTTGATTAGACTCACCAAGACCTAACTTAATAGGAGAGTCTATAAGTTTGAATATCTCTAGTGCTACAGCCGTAGTATCATTAATTTCATCTAGTATTACTATATCGTATTTACAGTCCCTACCCTCACTTAGAAGTATGTGAAAGTATTTCAGCATGAAGTTAAAAGACATTGGTATTTTCTTTTGTAACATTAAGTTAACGTACTTAATAGCGTATTTTTTAAGGTATGCTTTTTCGTCAGAAAATTCTAAATCAAAAAATTCCCACATATCTATAGAATCGGATACAAAAAATAAATTAATGTTTTCTAACACCAATGCTTTTTCAGGGTATGTTAAATCTTCTTTGATACCATTGTAACTTAGCTCCTGTACACCATTCCTTTTAGGTTTAACGTACTTATAGGCTAGTGCGTGTAAAGTTTTACAGGTAATATTAAAATCACTGAATTTTTCTTCTGATTCTGTGACAATTGCTTTATTAAAAGCTGTGTACAGACCATTAGCAGGATTAAGTTTTTTTACTACTTCTTGAGATATAAATGTCTTACCACAACCAGCACCTGCTGGAACTAGTAACATACCTCCTTCGTGTACCGTGTAGTCTATAATGTCTTTTTGTTCGTTTGTTAACTGCATACTTAGTCCATCCTTGTTACAAAAGTAGATCCGTTTTCTTCTAATATAGCTATAATCCCATATTTGTACTGTAGAACAGTAGTATTACCACTAGTCATTTCAGCTATTGGGTATAGGTCAGGATCACCTGAGTATTTGTAAACATAATCTACTACTTTCCCGTTTGTCATTTCAAATAACTCACCAAACCCATACATTCTTGTTAAAGCTTCCTTGGCTGTTTCGTCAGACATTCTTTGTTTTAAAAAGTAAGGTATATAACCTAAAGACTCCACTAAGTGCTCTTGTGGAATTTCTGTGTGCATATCTAATGGATCTATAGTAATTTTCATATCTTTTATTCCGTGCAAAAAAAAGCCCTAGAATAACTAGGGCAAAAAGTCTCTGGTGAAGAAGGGAATCTTCGGTAAGTGAGACTGTTTAGGGTTTTGGTTTCTTTAGAATATTCTGTATTTGAAGTAGAAGCATTAAAAATTTAGTACTATTATTAATTTCTTCTCTATTCTTAGTATTAGTGCATTCTTCATGCACATCATCAATTAAGTGATCTACGTAATCTGTGAATTCTCTTTGTTTTCTCATTTTTATTTCCTATATAAGTAATGGTATTACACTTTGTTGTATATGATTACGCGGTCAACATTAATACAAGTAAAGATTTTGTAAATAAGGAATCTAGGATACTTGCACAGCATAATTTTAATCGACACCTTCAGTCGAGTTTTGCGAAAGATACGAGACTTTCAAGGAGTAACCGCAACCTGTAATTTTATTTTAATACAGAGTAGTTAAGTTTTCCACCCTTTAAACTTAGCCATTGCTTGATAGCTAGGGTTTTTTAGCGGGTGTGTGCTTGGAGGTTTCTTTTGTACTGGAGTACTAAGTATTTTTTCGTCAGTCCATCCTTTTTGTATTCGTCCAAGCACTGTTTCTACTGATATCCTGTGACTACTTTTTTGTTTAAGTTCCTTTGCTTTCTCTGTTTTTGTCATTATATATACTCGTTTAGTGTATTGAAGGCATTAGTTCGTTAACAGTGTAGAAATTAAAGTATTTTTCTAACACTTTAAGGTCTTCTTCTGGTACTTCTACTACGTCATCTACTTCGTACAAGAAAATTTCTTCTTTTACTGTTTCTCTATCAATCCATTCCATATCTTCTTGGTTATGTGCCTCACCATAAAGAGCTACTTTTTGTGCCTCTATAGAGTTGTTAGCACCTTCTATTATGACTACACTATTTTTTACATACTCATTTTGTATAAGTATGCTTATAGACACAGCGTAATGTTTCATAACTAACAATCCTTTTTCTGGTCTAATACATGTTTATCGTAAAAATATAACTGCATATCTAGTATCTGCCTAGCTTTTTCTATATCTTCACGATGGTTATCTTTGTCCCTAGAGAGGTACTTATTTACCTTTGTGTATATTGCAGCACGTAAACCTGTGTAACCAAAGTTAGCGTATGTTAGCTCTAAAGGTTGTATGCCTAGTTTTTTGTAGTGGCTACCACCAACTTGAGTGTCTATAGCAGAGATAGCTACTTTTTTACTCTCTATCCCATAGTTTGTTTCATATTCTTTTGATATTTTATCCACAATTTTTTTATAATTACTAGACATAATTAGTTCCTTTTATTTTAAGTTACATTTTTGTGTTTATCTTTTAGTGATTCTTCAACACAAGATTCTGGATCTAATCCAATAGTAGCACATAGGTTAACCCATGTTGTGTACACACTGCCTAGTTCAGACTTAAGGTCTGTAATAGGACCGCATATAGTTTTAAACATTACATAAGATTCTGTAACTTTTATGATGCTGCCAGCTAAAGTATTTAATTCTTTTGTAAAATTCGTATCTACGTCTTTATGTAAGTCTTTTATTTCTTCTTCTAAATACATAGTAAAATTACTCCTATAATGTGGTTACGCGTCTACAACTGTATCTTCTTCGTGTACAGATAGGATATCTACGATATCTATTTCATAGTCTAAACATTTGACCTCACCTGTTACGATTAATTTATCGATAGTTGTAGTATCGTCAAATCCTGCTAATTTCATTGTATCCCAATCTTCTTTGGGTACTTCAAAAGTAGCATATTGATTTATTACAGCGTGTGCTTTTTTGTATGTTTCTACTCTCATTGTACTACCCCCTAGTTATAATTAAACTACCCAGTAATTAGTTACCTTCTTTTAATATAAGAATCAAAGTGTTGCTCTTCTTTTTTAAACTTTAGTGACAGTGCTTCACCATAAGTTAGCCCCATAAACTCTTTAACATCAAAAGTTATACTATTAGTGTTAAACGTGCAGATATCTGAATATTCATGGTTAGTAAATCTAACTCTGATTGTTAAAACATCAGTATCTTCATCCCGTATTACAGCTACTTTAGTTACTACAGGCTCTGTCAAGAACATACCATTATTCCAATGGTTTGTTGCGTACTCTTTCGCGTTGTACTCGTCATCTAAGTAGGCTATTGGCCCCCTAGCTTCACATTGGATACAAACTATGCATACATGCGAAGAACCTTCATCTTCGTAAGAAACTATTTGTGTATCAATTGAGTGACAAAAAGGGCAAGCATTAATATTCATTTTATTTTCCTTAAACTACTCTCATTACTGAAACTACAGGTTTCTTCGTCTTTAGCAATATCTAAGTTATCACATGCTACTTGGTATTTACCCCAGTATTCTCTTGCTTTACTGTGAGCAGATAAACATCTCCAATCAGATTCTGATTCTTTTAAATATAGCATTGCTTTTTCGTATAGTATATCTACTTCTTTTTCTAGCTCACATATTGTTTTCATTTAATTAATCTTCCGTAGTTTCATTTTCCTTTGTACTAAATTTATTGCCTGTATTAGCTTTGAAAATTACGGCATGACTCGATTTTTCCAGTACAGGACTTCACTTATTACGAGCCAATATCAGCTCGGCATCTGGGCCAGCTCCAGTTTCCGCGTCTTAGTAGTCCACGAATTAGTTACACGAATAGTTACCATAGTAATCCGTGCTGCAAGTTGTTCTATTGCCTTGGTTGTCACTCCAAGTTTGGTTTCCATAATAGTCAGTAGAGCCTTGGCTTTTATAGCCGTAATTATCGCCTGTTCCTGTGCAAGTTTGATTGCCATAGTAATCTGTACTACAGGTAATTCCAGCACTTGCTGTTGTGTATGTGCAGGTAAGTGATACTAAAAGTACTAAACATTTCATGACCAAAGTGCTCCTATAATTGATATTGTTATTACTACTATTAAAGTAGCGACTAAGTAAGACAGCCATCGTGGTGGATCACGGCTATCTGTTATTGCTAGTGAAAATAATACTGATGCCACTATAACAAGCGTAGATGTTAAAGCTATGTCTACAAATATTTCTTTCATACTTATCTCCTTTGTAATTTAATACTATTTAATTTGGATTCTACTACGTTAATTCGTGATTTGAGGTCACTAATTACTGCCTTATCAAGCAACATACGTTTCTCAATTAGGTCAAGAAGGTATTTATAGTCCTCTACTGTATAAGGTATTTTTTTACCTTTTGGTGTCATACCTGCTGGTATGTTTTTTAGTTTTTCCATGTTTGTTAGTCATTAAATGAGTTTAGACTATGGCTTATTAAGTGTGGGTATACACAAAAAAAGGGTTTTGGTGTACTAAAGGTGTACTAAAGGTGCACTAAAAGCGTACTAATGGTGTGCTAATGGTGTACTAAAAGCGTACTACCTTAATAACAGTAATTTTATAAGTACACCTCTACGTCATACTTATGAGTATTTTTAGTTAAGTAGTACCCCAATCTGTTTAAATGTACAAATCCTGCTACCAATGATAAAGAGTTATTTCTCTCTACTAAAGTCCAAACATTTGAATTGCTAGTTTCTTCAGGAATATCCTTATATTTAATAGGATTAATATTAGTAGGGATATACTTATTTCGCCATTCATGTTCAGTTAGTAACTTCATTGTTAGTCCAGACTTAGGCAGATGTTCCAATAAGGTATACTTTCTGTATTACCAATATCAATTTGACCTTTGGAATACATAACAACTAGTAAAAACACAATAACCAGTGCCTGTACTACTTTAGTAACCACGTTATTGCATAGAATCGCAAATTTCTGTATTTGCAAATCTATGGTTAAAATTTAAGTTATGGTTGTCACACTCTTCTCTTCTTAACTTTGAGTTTTCTTTGTCTTTTTGGTAAGAGCATCTGTGTACAACACTAGTATTACAGTCTATGTTAAATCTAGTGCACATGTAAACTACCGCACTTTTTAATTTTGTGTTTGTCCTATATACACATTCTATGCATATATTAGGTATTAATCTAGGGCTACCCATTTCATACGCCCCTAGTCCTGAATAATGAGCTATGTTCTGGAAATTCAGTCATAAACTTTCGTGAATAATACGCTGAATAATCGTTGTTTACTTTAAAAGCATCTTTACCTGTAACCATGCTATCCCATCTAATAATATGAAATATTGCTCTAGCAGCAAAATTTTTTCTATGGGAAGCGGCAATAAACGCTAGTTCTTTAAATTTCTCGTAAATATCAGGATTTTCTTTGTTATAAGTAACAAATTTTTCTTTTAAACGGTCTGTCATTTTGTTTCTCCAAATTTACATTGATTACCAAAGTTTACAAATCTGAAAGTATAATCAGACTATGTATCGAATAAAGGGTCTTTATCTTTTTTTCTTTCTAGGCTGTCTTCGTACAAGTGCATAGCTGTCATGTCTCTTGCATCTTTTTTACTGCTGTAGCTTCTTGAGGTTTCTGAGCTACAAAGTAGGCAACGTCCAGATTTTTCGTACCTTACAGTACGCTCATTACTTACGTGTCTTTCTTTTTTGCACAAATTACCAAATTTATACCTTTCTGGTAATGGTGTAATATTGTAAGTCCATCTTGAAACTCTTTCGTACATTACGGAATAAGGTAGAGCTTTGTTTCTTAAATTCATGGGTTACTCCAGTGATGTTTGTTGTGTATTGCATACTAGATTTACCCCTACTGGGTGACTGTATATAATACACATAGTCGATAAACTTCTTAATTGTTCTAAGCTTATTGCAGCACATACTACTTGAGTACCATTTGCTTGAGATTCACCTGTAGGATTGCAAACAACTATAGTGTTTGGTGCTGATCCTAGATGTATAATAAAACCTTTTTTGAAAGTGCCTACGTCAGCAAAAGCTGCTGCACACATGAATACTAGTAAGAATAGTAGTGGTACAAATAGTATTGTCTTCAATTTATTAACTCCTTTAGGAGCACTCATATTAATACAAGTTTTATCTTTTAGTAAAGTATTTACTGGATACTTCAGTATCAGTCATACTATTATATATGCTGTCCAGTTGTTGCTTGTAGTCGCAGTCTTTTACTGCTTCCTTGCATATATTATCCTTTTGGTTGCAGTAGTACTCTATTCTTTTTTTCCCTATTTTGTAGGGACTTTGGTAAGCACAATCTTGACATATAGCAATAGTTCCTCTTAAAACAGTCATTATAATTCTCTGTTGTTATAGTTATTAATATAGTCTTCTAGATCAAATCTTAGTTCTCCATAGAAAGTTTTAAGAACTTTTATATTTTTATCCTTAATACTTCCTGTAATAACACCAATATACGTAACTACTTCTGCATAGGAAGGTTCACCATATATATTTTTATGTACTAGTGACTCTGACCAAGTGTTTTCTAGATGAAATCTAGCATTACTGTCCAATAGACAGTATATGTATGCTTGTATTTTAGCTAGTAACACTAGACATTTAGTTTTATTGGTCATATCACTACACCTTAATCAGTTAACGACTGAAATGCCGCACTTTGCGCTATTTCTGGACTATTACAGTTCAATTCTTCTATCTCTTCTTCTGATATAGTAGATCCATCAACATAACACCCTGATTCAATATAAGAATCACAAAAGTCTGGGTAGTCTTGCATAGAAACTCCACCAATACACAAAGAATTAATATCTACTTTTTTATTCATTACTAGTTTCCTTTTTTAATGTTATTTAACAGTAGTCCAATCATGATTTTTGCTTAGTGCTCTTGCTGATACAACCTTGGTAGCTTGACATATTTTTTTATAGTTGGACTTCATTGCAGCATGACGTTTGCTTATACGTCTTTCCTTAAACCATTTAAAATTATCGATGTTAATTATAACCTTAGATACATCAAAATCAGCGTCCCATAGATAATTGGATAGCTGCGGAGAGTGATTATTGACAAACGCTAATACTGGTTGGTTTAATTCAAATCTACTGATCTTTCGTATTTTAATATGACTATCAAAAAATGCATACGACCTATCCCAATCATCTAGTTTAGCTAGTATTGGTGCTGCTTGTTTGATAAAGCCAATAAATATCCTTCCTGTACTAGCATTATATTTCCAACCATTAATAATTAGTGAGTCCCATAAACGTTGCATTTCATCGTCTTTCATAATACACAACTCCTTGGTTTACAATTTTGTTAGTTATTGGGTACTACCCAAACATTATGTTATCAATACTGGGAGTGATCCAGTAAGTGTTTCAAAGCCCTCTTAGGCAAACAGGTACATAGGTACCACTAATGGTACAAACGTCCTGTAGCGCATTACACACAGCCCGTGTGTTACGCAGAATTAAGCTAGTTCAGCTAGCAACTCTTCTTCACTGGCAACATCGGGAAAACAGTCGATGTATTCAGTTTCTAGACGGTCTTCAGCAGACATACCTGCGAAGTCAATCAAAGATTTAACATACCACTGCTGACCTTTCACAAAGCTAGCCATTGGTAGGTTAAATTCAAGTGCCTTGGCTTCTGAAAGCTGTAACACAATAATGTCAGTTTCTTCAACATCCATCGAAGAACGAATGTTTAACTGATCAATCCTTCTTAACTTACTTTTAGCTTTCTTAAATGCTGTAGAAAGCACTAATGGATTACGTTCCATAATAGTTTCCTCTTAAATAACTACTTTAAAATAGGTAGTAGTACATAACCTATAATCACTATACCTCGCGAATGCGAGGCTTTAAGCATGTCGAATCATGGCTATTAACCCTTTTTCAAATAGTTTAAAAAGTAGTTTATATGTAATAAAGGTGTAGTAATTAGGTAAGAAAACCTGTCCTATGGACAAGGTACATTTACTTCTTAACTAGATACACCAGTAGTACACTAGCTACCTTATGGCATTAAATAATTAACACTATCTTCTACTTCACAATCACCTATAACTAGATCAGGTATTGGTGGTGTACTGCCATTACTGGCAATATCCTTCATTGCTACTTCATAGAAGTTAACACTAGCTGCTTCCTTAAAGAATACTTGACCAATCTCTATTATATCGTCATACATATCAGGAAACACCATATAGTCATCATGCTTCAGCAAACATACTTCACCTTTACTGACAACTCTATTGACAACTCTACGTAATAACGTAGCGTCAAAGCTATGTGTCAAGTTGGCATGTAGCCCTGTCTTACTAACTTCCACAGCATGTTTACTACCATTAGCAATAAATGACTTATCATGCAATGGTCGACCATTAGCTTGTTGCTTTAATGGCATATCGGACACTAGCTTAGTCTCCCTAAAACAAGCTTTAACAGACGCAGTAGCAGTATGTATTACTACTGGACAATACTTCATATGTGCTCTGTGGTACGCCTTAAAGCCGTCTGGTGTTGTCCAATAAAGCTCAGTTTGAGTATTGCTAACTGCTGATGCACCCCAAGACGAAATAGTAAAGATATTATCCACTTCTAAGCCAAATGCTTCATGGTTTTTACCTATAACAAAGTCCTTAGTTATAGTGTCAACAGTGTCATCGCTTTCTCCATTTTCACGCAATGCTAACTGTACGTTTTTAACCATGCTACCTATAGACGCTCCATGCAGCATCGGGTTAGATATTTTCTTCATATCTTTCCTAGTCAAATGGTCTAAACCATAAGACTTTTGCATATCAGTGTGACTATCATGTACAGTCTTCAACTGAATAAGATTAGCCATCTTTAACATCTTAGCTGACTTAAAACAACTACCTGCCATCATCAATCCTGAGTTAGTAAGATCCTTACCAAACATATAATGTGAAGGTGTACCGTCAACTGCATCAGCCACAGCTTGAACAGCCTTGTTTACTAGTATGAACTCACCAAACTCCTTTTCAGTAGTAGCTTTTAGAGGATCTCTATTATTAGCCCATACCCAATCACTATTAGTCCAACCATATAATGCTTGGTCTAATGAACACCTACCATATCTAGTAACATATATGATGTGTTTGAGGTGGTTTACAGCACTCCTGCTAAGTATCTGAGGCTCATAAGCGTCTATCATTAATGTCTCCCACAAATGTCCTTGTGGACGCATACCTTCTAGTTGAAACTCGTAATACATACGACTTCTAGAATCATACTTCATAGGCAAGTAAAACTTATCTAATGCTGCTACATCATTCATAATAAGTGCAGCGTAAGACTTGTACCTTTCGCGCTTAAGAGTAGGATCTTCACCCCTGCCGTCACCACTAGAAACGTAGTTCTTGGACAGTTTATAACCATGAAGAATTAACTCTTCACTAGCTACATCACTTAACTTAAACGCCATTGACCCAACATCGTGCAACACACCTTTAAACTCAGCACTAAGCTTAATACTGCCTACTTTATCCTGATAGTAAACTCCTGATCTAGTCTCAAGACCACGTAACAACTCTTTCTTAGGTTCAACACCATCAAAGATAAGAAATAAATCTTTACGGTAAGGTTTACCATAGTTACTAGACGGATCTACTTCCTTAATACGTTCCTCAAGAACATACTCACCACTATCAACCAGTATGTTGATAAGCAGTGAAGCAGCCAAAAACTTCTGCTGTTGTTTCTGGAAATCATCCCACTTACCCTCCACAACTAATGGCATACGAACTGCCAACTTGCCTATGAAACTGGCAAGAAGCACATCGTTGCTAGTGACTTCAAGCTTACCTAAAGTCTTACGCAAATAGTTGTTGTACTTATTTAAGAAATGACCTAACAATAGTGCTTCATGCACTCTAAGAGTAAGCAAGTCCTTCATCTTAGGTCTTACTACTTCAAAAGCCTCTAACGTGGGCTGTACATTAAACTTTTTCATATTACTACTCCAAAAATTACACCTATGATAATTCACAAGTGGTACTACAAGGCTACCCAACAAAGCTAGGTGCCAACAAATACCCCGAATAGGAGAGGAATTAATATTTTTCTTCTCCTTTTTGGGTCAATTAGTGTGATAGGCAGCAAATCCATATATGTAGCCATTGTAATCTCCTAATTTACATGCACACAAATGTATGCATGGTACTGTCATACTCCTTAAAAATTCCTAACACTTTCCATAGAGCTAGGTGGTCATTATTTAACCTTCTAAACTATCTCTGATAGCTATTCGTAATGATGGTACAAAGTGCCAATTAGGGTTGTGGTAATTAAACTGGCTTGAAGTACCAACATCAACATCACTCAATGCGTAATCCATCTCTTGATCTGTCATGTACTTAAAGAATAAAGAGTTATTTTTCTTAGTTACCTGAACATGCATGTCATACAAACCAACTAATACTAAAGATACTGCTTGAGCATAATTAGCCACTATTTCGTCAATACTTAAAACAGTAAGTGTGCTGTTTATTAATAATGTGTTCATAATATTCTCCGTTAATAGGCTGTTACTCAATACGGTAACAACACCTACTTATAAATACCGCTTACGGCACTTATAGCTAGGTAATCAGTTTTAGACATGATCAGGTCTTATGTGTTACCACATAAACATCAACGGTATTCCTACCAATAATGTTATGTAAGTAATTGTTATACTAAGACTGCTACAGACTTCATACAATCTGTTTATATTGTGCATTCTTTTAGCTGCACTGTTCATTACATCCACCCATAGTGGACTAGTACTACAGCTAGTAAACATGTGAGTACTACAGCTGTTGTTACAGCTATTACTGATGCCACTTCTACGTTATCGTTCATATCTATTCTCCTATTGTAAGGCATACCTGAATGGTACGTACACTCACTAACATACACCCTGTATTAGTAGGATGTATGGTGGTAAGTAGTCACAGTTAATGTCAGTGACTATGACAGTGTACAGATGTTAGCTTTGTACTTCTTCGAACAGTGAATGAAGACGAGTCTCCGTTTCCTTGTAACTAGAAGGTATACTATCTAGTGCTAAGTCTAGCCCCACGTTTAGTGTTTCCACTAATACTACGGTAGTCTTGCAGCTCAACGACAGGCTCCTAGAGCCGCATATTATTACAGACTCAATGAGTCTGTTCGCGTCTAGTAACGTGGATACTAAGTCTTCTTGTACTGTGTTGTATAAGTTTGTCATTTTGTTTCTTCCTATAGTTGATGAGGTTTTATAATGGGTCCCATCTATCCCAGCGGGGGGGTATCCCCCTGTACATGTGCTACGCACATATATACTGCCTCAGTACTAATTTTTTAAATCCCCATACGGAATTTTTATAAATTAAATTTTAGTAAACTCCCTATGGAAACTAACAAGCTCATTACGTAAGTTTTCAACACGTAATAGATATATAAAGGGAAGACATTAGGAATGACGCTGTACCTAGCTTTACGGAAAAGTTCACTATAATATTCTTTATAGTCTACTAAAATATTCTTTAGTAAACTCACTACCACATGGCATTAGGTTTTAGTAAGTAGTATAAAAGGTGTACCACAAACTATATAAGTGCTAAAATATAATTTATATAAAGGCTAAAGAATATTGTAATGGATAGAGAAGAAGATAAGTACATGATGGTGAATACAAGAACAGGTGAGATGTTGTCTGTTGATATATTTATTGAGAAGATACCTAAAGAATACTGGGAGAGAGCTTACGCTAAAGTACTAGCTGAATATATTGGTGTAGCAGGTACAGCAACTAATAAAGTTCTTGCTTGGCTCATTAAGAATAAAGACAGTAATAACCGCATTATCGGTACGTTTGCTAAGATAGCAGAAGAGTGTGGTACTACAGTTCCTACTGTGTCTACATTATTCCAAAAATTATATAAAAAAGAATTTATACGGAAAGTCCAGAACGGTATATATATGTTATCCCCTAGCTTACTTAGGCACGGAAGTCAGACTAAAGGTGCTGTGTTGTTTAAGAAATGGGGTGACTGTGATACAGTTCATAAATGAGAATTTACCCGACAATGTAAACCCTCATTTTGTCCATTACCTCTGGAGGTGATCCATCGGGACAGACAGGACACCCCCTTTAGGGGGTAGTCTTTTGTCCGTCTTAACTGAACCCCTACTGACGAGAGTTAGCGAGGGGTTTTTTCTACACCCTACCCCTGAATCACCTGTATCCTAGCTAAGATGAAAATCATCTTTTAATTGCCTACTAAAAGTACATAGTGTATATTCCTATTTTTAAATAACCTTAACAGGACTTAAAAACGTAATGTCTAACGAAATGAGAGGAAGGAAAATAGGTGACAGCGTAGCCGTGTACATGGTTCAGGACTTATGGGACGCATACGGAGTAACTACTGAAAGTACTATTCCTGAACTCACAGAAAACAACTTCTGGGTATTCAACAATACAAAGTTTATGTGTGATGACCTTGTTTACCACGTAACAAAAGTAAACAACGTGACCCAAGAGTACGCAATAACTTTATACTCTGATGGCACTGTAGCTGACGGATTCCATAGGATACTAAACGCCAAAGTTAATGGTATTACTAAGGTTAACGTGAGAAAACTTGTTATTGATCCTCAACCTGTACATGTTGTATCGACCTCAACGTTCCTTAATTTATACAGTACATAAATGTTTGCTAAACTGAAATCACCCGATACTTCTGTTGGAAGAGTATATGTACTCCAAATTACTCTTGATGATGGTGAGCTAGTACACAAAGTTGGTATGTGCCATAGCCCTAGATCTACTGATCGTATGATGGAAATACTTAGGTCTTGGTTTACACAGTATCGTTATGTACCTCTCACTAGGTTAAGACTAGATTTTGAGACAGGTGTTCCGCTATTGGTTGAGAAGCACATGCATGATGTATTGTCAGATTGGCAATGGGTTCCTGACAAAAAGGTAGATGGTGGTCAGGAAATGTTTAAAGGTTTAGATGAAGTAGAGGTTATTAGGTATATAAAAGAATTTGATTACTCAGTTCTACTAAAAGGAAAAGTAGAGATGGATTCAGATGACTATAAATATATATGCCAGAAAACTAGCCCTTACTTCGACCCAACAATTGATATTCCTTACTAGGTACCAAAATGGGATCAGTAGTAACAAAACAAGAAATTAGAGCAGCCAAACTAGATTTAGAAGTTTTACAGTCTCAGTTAACCAATAGACAAAAGAACATGGTTAACCAAGGAACCGTAGATGAGTTAAACAAACTTGCTAACGACCCTGAGTATGGTGAGCAGTTCCTAGACGTATATAGGGATCACTTGAATATACTTAGTTCTAATAATAAGTTTACTTCTAACGCATACATGTCTGCAGTCAAGTTCTTCTCATTGATAGAAGCTGGTAATAATATTACTGAATCATATATTAAAGTGTTTCCTGAAAGGCTAAAACGAAGGTTAGATAGAGGGCAGAAAAAAGAAGACATACGTGGCGAGGCATCTAGGTACAACTCTACAGCCCTAGTTAATGAAATACGAAAAGTTGCTGGTATACCTGTACAACTTATACACAGGCATTTACTTCATGAGGCTATCCTAGTTCAAGCAGATTTAATGCGGGATGCTAGATCAGAAATGGTCAGACAGAAAGCATCAGATACTCTTATTAGAGAATTAAAACCAACGGAAGACCACGTTATTAGTGTTCAAGTAGAAGATGGTGCTAAATCAGCTATAGCAGCATTACAGGAAGCTACTGAGAAAATGGTGATAAGAGAGCAGCAGAGCATACAAGCAGGTATCCCTATAAAAACTATTATTGAAGCTAAAATAATACATAAAGATGAAGATAGCTAATATGAGTGAATCTAAAGATTTGGAAGATATGCTTCATGATGTTAGCTACTCTAAGTTTAACGAGGGGTATATACCTAGTAAATTTGCTCTTAAATTTATAGCTTTTATAAAATTGGTTAATGGTTCTATGGGGGAAGAGAACGTATCCCCAGTATTTCACTATGATATGTTGGACCAATTAACCACTGGAAGACAAAACCTATTTGTTTGTTTTCGTGGTGGTGCTAAGACTTCTGTGATACATGAGTATATGTGGTTATACATAGCTGTATACGGTAAAGTTGACGGGTTTGGTCAAGTAGACGTAGCAATGTATGTAGCTGATACTATTGATAATGGTATTAAGTCTATGAGGCAAAATCTTCAGTACAGATGGGAGCACTCTACTTTTCTGCAGAAATACGTACCTAACGCAAAATTTACAGATGTTCGCTGGGAGTTTCAAAACTTAGACGGTAAGTTTTTTTGTGTAAGAGGGTTCGGTGCAAGTACTGGTGTGCGTGGATTTAAAGAATATGGGCAAAGACCCACATGGCTAGGTTTAGATGATTTAATGTCAGATAAAAATGCTGAATCACCCACGATAGTAGAGGATATAAAGAAAGTTCTTTACAGAGCTGCAAGGCAGTGCCTACATCCTAAAAAACGTATGACTAATTGGACAGGTACGCCGTTCAACAAGCAAGATCCTTTGTATGAAGCAGCTAGTTCTACATCATGGAGTACTAAGATATACCCCTTGTGTGAAAAATTCCCGTGCACAGAAGAAGAATTTGTAGGTGCTTGGGAAGATAGATTCCCCTACTCATTTGTTAGACATGAGTATGAAAGTCTTAAAGGTAGTGGAGAACTAGCGTCATTTGACCAAGAGTTAATGATAAGAATTATAAGTGATGAAGATAAACTAGTTAAAGACGACGACTTGGTGTGGTATAGCAGGAAAAATGTTTTAAAGAACAGGAGTAGCTATAATTTCTACATCACTACTGACTTTGCAACTTCTGAGGGAAAGAAAGCAGACTACAGTGTTATATCTGTTTTTGCGTATAACAATAACGGAGATTGGATGTTAGTAGATGGTATGATTGGGCAACAGCTAATGGACAAGACTCTTGATGACCTATTTAGGTATGTAGCAATGTACAAACCTTTAGAGGTAGGTATTGAAGTTAGCGGGCAGCAAGGAGGTTTTATAGCTTGGATAAAAAAGGAAATGCTGGAAAGAAACGTATTTTTTAATATTGCTAAAGGATTTGACAGCAATAAAGAAGGAATACGACCTACGAAAAAGAAGATAACTAGATTTCTGATATTTCACCCGATTATCAAAGCTAAAAAATTAATGTTCCCAGAAGAGATGAGAACTTCTAAATATATGGTAGAGTGTCTAGAAGAATTGAGGTACGTAACCAAAGCTGGGTTTAAATCCAAACATGATGACGTAGCTGATACACTAGCTATGTTGTCAGAACTTCAACCATTTAAACCTAGTGAAGAATTAGCTGTAACATATACTGAAAATGAATCAGGCACTTTTGCAATGTTTCCAGACGTTGACGATTTTAATGAAGATAGCAACAGTACTGTATTTTAATTTACTATATGATAGTATGCTAAAAATTATAAGGATTTTGTAATGTTAGCTAGTAAAGTTATTGATTTAGCTAAGAGCACAGAACTTAGACAGCTTGGCGTAAAGGACGACGTTACTGCAGTGCTAGGTTTTGTAAATCTTGGTATGTTAGAGTTGTACAAAAGATTTCCTCTTAAACAAGAAGAAGCTATTATAACTCTACAAGATGGTAAAACCACTTACACCCTAGATGGCACTGATTCTGATGTAGCTATGACAACTAGTCAAAATTTTCTCTTAGTTTCTGAGTGCTATGATGAACAGGGAGATACAGTCAGTATAAATGACGAGTCAGACCCACTAGGTATAATGACTCCTTCGTACAACACAGTTGAAGTTCCTAATGTAGCACAAGACGAAAAGTTAAGTGTTATATACAGAGTTTCCCCAGACTTTGCTACAGCAGTATCAAACAACCTAGCTTTACCCCCACAGTTACTTGAAGCATTACTTCATTACATAGGTTATAGAGGTAATAGCACAATTAGTTCTGACACAAAAGCTGAAAACAACGCACATTATATAAGATTTGAACAAAGCTGTAATAGAGTCATAGAGCACGGCCTAATACTTCCTGACGATTTAGAATCTTTCACATTTGAGACAAGAGGTTTTACCTAATGGCAAGAAAAGCTAGTTCATTAACATCTAATGAAATAACAATAAATAGAGAGCTGGCTACTACAGGATACGACACAGTAAAAACTGTAGCTGATAAAATTACAGAGTTAACTGAGTTAGAAACAAATTTAGCTGCACTACTTTTAGTAAACACTAATACTGGTAGTATAATTAATGCAGCAACTACTACTGCTGCAAATACAGTAGCAGCACAGTCTAGTGAAGATGACGCACAAATTTCTGAAGATGCTGCAGCAGTTAGTGCATCGGCAGCTCTCGTTAGTGAAGGTTTAGCGGAAGCTGATAAAGTTCAAACAGCACTAGATAAAATTGCTACTAACGCTGATGTGGTTTTAACACATGCTGACGTTGTACTTACTCACGCTGATGTTGTTCTCGCTGAAGCTGATAAGGTTCAAACTGGTCTGGATAGAACAGCAGTAGCTTCTGATCTAGTCGCCACTAATCAAGATACGATCGATACTGCTGCGGATTTAGTAGCAACTAATCAAGATACAATTGATACAGCAGCAGATCTTGTTTTAACTAATGCAGATGTGGTAACTGCTACTACCCAAGCAGGGATTGCAACTAGTAAGGCAGGTGTAGCTAACACAGCAATGGGTGTTACTGAAACTTTTAAGAATGAATCTAATGCTCATAGGATTGCTGCGCTTGCATCCAAAAACGCAGCAGCTGTTAGCGCAGCAGCTGCATTAACGAGCGAAGGCTTGGCAGAGGCAGATAAGGTGCAAACCGCACTAGACCGCACTGCCACGGGTAATGATAAAACTGCCACTAATGCAGACGTAGTGATTACTAATGCAGATGTTGTAATAACGAATGCAGATGTGGTTCTTGTAGCGGCTGCACTTGATGAATTTGATGACAGATTTCTCGGAGTAAAGGGTACAGCACCAACATTAAACAACGATGGTGATGCACTTTTAACGGGATCAATGTATTGGGACTCATCAACCTCACGTATGCAAGGCTACACTGGTTCTGCTTGGGACCCATTAAGACCCACTACAGTTGACCAAGGAAAGATCAATACCGTGGCTGGTATACAAGCAGATGTAACTTCAGTAGCAAATGATGCAACTGACATTGGAATTGTAGCAGGAAAGGCAACTGAGATTGGGTTATTAGGTACGTCTACAGCTGTTGCTGACATGGTTATACTTGGCACTGCTGATATCGTATCTGATATGAATACATTAGCTGCTGTAGTAACAGACGTTAGCAGTTTTGCCCAAAAGTATCGTGTTACTTCAACTGCTCCTACCACATCACTAGATTCTGGTGACTTATGGTGGAATACCTCAAACAACGAATTAAGAGCGTATAGCACAGCTACTTCCTCATGGGCTGCTACTGCTCCTACAGCGGCTAATCAGGCAGCAATTGATATTGTTGCTGGTGATATTGTCTATTCTGAAGACTTAGGTTCTATAACAGATGCTGTTACTACAGGTTCTGGTAACTCAATTACCACAGTTGGTAACTCAATAAGTAGTGTAAATACACTTGCTGCGATAGCGTCTAACGTCACTACAGCAGCAGGTATTGCAGCCAACATTACTACAACAGCTGGCATTTCCAGCAATGTGACTACAGTAGCAGGTAACACAACTAATATTAATACAGTTGCAGGTAATAACGCTGATATTACTACAGTAGCTACAAACATTGCCAAGGTAACTACAGTCGCTGATGACATTGTTAAAGTCATAAAAGTTGCTGACGATTTAAATGAAGCTATCTCTGAAGTAGAGACAGTTGCTAACGACTTAAATGAGGCTGTATCAGAAATTGAAACAGTCGCTAACAGCATAACTAATGTTAATACGGTAGGTGGCATAGCCGCTAATGTAACTACAGTGGCTGGTATCAGTGCGAATGTGACAACAGTAGCGGGTATTGGAGCTAACGTAACTACCGTTGCTGGCAATAATGCCAATATCACTACAGTAGCAGGAAAAGCTGCAGAGATTGGTTTACTAGGTACTTCGGCTGTTATAACTGATTTATCTATATTAGGAACAGCTGACGTTGTATCTGATATGAATGTGCTAGGTACTGCAGATGTCGTAAGTGACATGAATACACTTGGTACAGCAGATGTTGTAACCGATATGAATACGTTAGGAACATCTAGCAATGTTACTAACATGAATACCCTAGCTGGTATATCTAGTAACGTAACAACCGTCTCTGGTATTTCAGGAAATGTAACTACAGTAGCAGGTATATCAGCAGATGTGACAACAGTTGCTGGTAAAGCAGCTCAAGTAACTCTGTTAGGAACCTCCGCAGCTATAGCTGATATGGCGATACTAGGTACAGCGGATGTAGTCGCTGATATGAACACACTCGGAACTGCCGATGTCGTCGCAGATCTAAATACGTTAGGTACTGCAGCGATAGTATCGGACCTGAATACCCTTGCAGCAATATCATCAAATGTTACTACGGCAGCTGGTAACTCCTCTAATATCACCGCTGTTGTATCTAATGCTTCTAACATTAATTCTGTGGCGGGATTATCCACAAATATTAATGCTGTAGCTGGTAACGCTACAAATGTTAATACTGTTGCTAGTAACTCAACTAACATTAATTTAACTGCTGGTTCAATTACTAATGTCAATACTGTAGGTGTATCTATTGCTGATGTTAATAGGTATGCTACTGAGTATACAGTAGCTGCTAGTGCACCTTCTTCACCAACTGCAGGTAATTTGTGGTACGACACAACTAATAGCTTATTAAAATACTACACAGGGTCTGCTTGGGGAGTTATTGCCGTGGGTCTGACATCTTTGGTAGGGGACACTTCCCCGCAACTTGGTGGTGCACTAGATGGACAAAATAACAATTTAACAAACATAGGTACTGTATCTGGTACTAATTTACAAATGGACTTTGGAGGTCTATAAGAATGAGCAAACTACTACAACTACGTGGTGGCACGACTTCAGAACACGCCGCATTTATAGGCGCATTACGTGAAGTTACTGTTGACACAACCAAGGACACTTTAGTAGTCCATGACGGGTCTACTGCTGGTGGTTTTCCGATGCCTTCTAGTGCAGATAAAACTAAGATAGATACTATTGAAACGCTTGCTACAGCAGATCAAACAGACGCAGAAATCAGGACCGCAGTAGAATCTGCTGCAGATAGTAATGTATTTACTGATGCTGACCACACAAAACTAAACGGAATAGCTGCATCTTCAAATAATTATACTCACCCAGCAAATCATGCGATTTCTGTTACAACTGGATTGCAAGCAGCGTTAGATGCAAAAGCACCTTTGGCTAGTCCTGCGTTAACTGGCGCACCTACTGCTCCCACTGCCGCAGCTAATACTAACACTACTCAGGTAGCTACTACTGCTTACGTACAGACCGAGATAACTGATCTCATTGGCGGTGCTCCAAGTACTCTGAATGATCTGAACGAACTAGCAGCAGCAATAAATGACGATGCGTCTTACGCTTCCACGTTGACTACAGCTCTTGCTACTAAAGTCACTAAAACAACCAATCAGGCACTAAGTACTGCAGCGAATGCAATGACAATTAGTGGACACACGATCACGCTAAATCGTGGTGACGGCACTACTGATACTGTAGTAGTTCCTGATAATAATACTGATACCAATACAACTTATACAGCAAGTACGGGCATGTCTTTGTCAGGTACTGCGTTTAGTTGCACCATCAATACTCCTTCCGAAGTGGGACTCAGTAACCTATCCAGTAATGGTAATTCCCTTTCTGGTAGTTTCACTGCTTCAGGTAACATCACAGCATATTCAGATTTACGTTTAAAAAGTAACATTGAAACAATCCCTTCCGCTTTAGAGAAAGTCACCAGTGTTCGTGGTGTAACTTTTGATATGCATGGGGAACGAGCTACAGGTGTGATTGCTCAAGAATTAGAAGCAGTTTTACCTGAAGCCGTTTACGATAATGATGACGGTATGAAATCAGTGGCATACGGTAATATTGTAGGTCTACTCATTGAAGCAATAAAAGAGCAACAGGCTCAGATTGAGGAACTCAAGGGTATAGTGGGGAGTAAGTAATGGCTCTACAAGGTTCAGGGGCAATAAGCTTCGCTAACCTCCAAAGTGAGTTTGGTGGAGGGCATCCTATCACTATGTCTGAATACTATGGTCGTGCTTCTGGCATACCTACTAGTGGACAGATATCCATGAACCAGTTTCATGGTAAGTCTAATATCCAATACGTAAGTATCAGTATGGGTACACACTTTGTATTGACATCTCAATCTGCATTCTCCAACCTAAATAGTAGCAATCCAATTCACGTAACCCTGACAGGTAATGCAATTGCCAGTAATTCAGGTAACTGGGCATTCCAAACTGGAAATATCACTGGTTATAACCACGTAACTTTAGTAATAAACGGAAGCATTAAAGGTTATCGTGGTACTGGTGGTGGTGGCAGAAATAATGCTGCTGGCTATAGTGGTGGTGCTGGTGGCCGTGCTATGTCCATACAGTCTTCAACAGGCACATCCAACCTCACTATCGACAACAACAGCCAGATATATGGTGGAGGCGGTGGCGGTGGTGGCGGTGGTGGCTTCCGAATACTAAACGACAGAACCACATCTACCTATTGTGCTACTAGTAATAAATGGGGCTGTACCAGTTGGGCTACTACTTGTACCAACTCTAGTTCCTACTCATATGCCTCTGGTGGTAATGGCGGTACTGGTTACGGAAGCACAGGATCTCAAGCTGGTGGGGGTGGTGGAGCATCTTTATCAAGAACACATTGTTCTGGTGGAGTTTCTGGCACAGCAGGATCTGGTGGTACAGGTGGTGGTGCTGGAGCAGCTGGTAATGGTGGCGGTAGTTCAACTTGGGGTGGTGGAGCTGGTGGATCAAGAGGTATTGCAATCCAACGCAACGGCTCAAACATCTCTTGGTCTGGTGGATACGGCTCATATGCTGGAACTATCTCGTGATCACACAGGCATACAAACGAACTAAAGCATCAGACCCTCACATCTTTATTGTGGGGTTTTATCCCCATCCTGAGTGTGATGACCCTGTTAGAAAGCAACGCTTTGAATGCCACTACTGGTCACTGATGCATACCTACGGCGTATCACTTCAACTAGTTGATTCGGTTGACGAAGTTATGCTCGGTGGTGATCACCCTATCGTTGTGATTGAAGAAGAACGGGATGGGTTTGAATCCACTGAGTTATGTGATTTTACGCACCCAGAAGACGCAATGTACATCGTAGGAAACAGCGAGTATCGCTGGCCTAGCGATTATTTCGATGCAGATTTTATACTACATGTAAAAACCCCAAAACCCGATCACCCACTTTACGGTGATCAGGTACTAGCAATTGTGCTAAATGACCAAGAGAATAAACAATGAATCCTTTAGATAGTTTTACAGTAATCGCAACCGATGCCGCAACAGGAACACTGACAGTTGAGTGGTCTGCATCAACTAAACCCGCATTGAAGTTAGTGCGAGATCACAAGATACCACTTGAAGCAGATCAGGATAACTGGACTGAGGCAGAACTACGAGCGCACTTCGCAACAGAACTTTTAGCTAGTACTGCTATCCCTGAATGGGCGAAGGCAGAAGAAGCGGCTGAGAATATTAATAGAGTTAAACAAGTTTACGGGCAACTATAGGACACCTAACATGATAATTTACAACACTTTTAAAGTAGTAGAGACAAATGAAGCACAAGGTGAAATGGTACTTGAATGGTCTGCATCTAATACCCCTAATATCAAGATGCTCATCAACCATAGAGTCCCACCAGAGTCGGTGGAAAACAACTGGACTGAAGAACAGTTTAGAACGTACTTCGTGCTTGAAGTTGAAGACGCACCTGCAATACCAGCTTGGGCAATAGCCGAAGAAGATGCATATCAAAACAAAATGTACTTAGAGAGTAAGGGACGTACACCTAGCTAATGATGACCCAATCTGAAATTGCCGACTTTCTCCAAGGTGCTACATTTGGTGCAGAAGTGGACTTTGGAAGTGCGGATAGACGGATAGAAATGCCAGAGGGAAATACTTGGTGTGGTATTGAAGACTACGGTTCTGCACCATGTGGTATTAGTATTGACCCCACACTTCAATTCAATATGTTTGGTGGCGAGTTGCAAACTAAAGCATGTGATTCAGAAAGCGAGTTACTGAAAGTAATATTAGATGTTGCGGAAGCAGTCATTCCTACTTACAAACTGCCTACGAACCGTGGCACAATACATACACACATTCGTATACCGCAGTTACTTGAGCGTCCTGATGTACTTAAGCACCTTATTGAGTATGGTCAGAAGCGTGACTATTCCATACTTCGATGGGTAAATATAGTTGATAGGCCAGACTTTGAATCCATGCCAACCGCAAAGCAGAGGGAGTATTACAATTGGCACTACGAATGTTTCACGAATGTTTATACATATCCGTATCACTCAGTAGCAGTACAGCGAATGATGGAGAGTGATCTAACATCTGTAAATAGCATGGTTGATGCACTGCACGGTGGAGTAACTAACCAAAAGGCTTTTGGATTCGCTGACAGAACTAAGTGCCGTCCAGCAGTTAATTACAGCCACCTCCCAACTTTAGGCACAATTGAATTCAGATCCTTTAACTCCACACTCAATGTCGAACACTTAACCAACATACTTAACTTCTCTCGTGAGTACATAACCGCAGCACTACTAGATGACCCTGAACCTGAAAAGATATTCAAAGGCAGGGAGTATGCAGATAATAGTATGTGGGGGTCAGCAAAAGAAGATAATCAAGTACGAGAAAATAAAGCTAATACTTGTATTTACGTCAATGATTTTAAAACTCTAAGGAAAAAAACAATTCGCTATATTACGTTACTTCTACTTAACAAAAAACTTACAATAAAAGATCTGAACTACCCCCAGTATTGGATTGACAAAGGATTCCAGTAGAAAGTTGTTTTGGTAAAATCTACTTACTATACTAATAATAATAGGGTATAAAATTATATGAATTTAGAAAGCTTAAAGCAATTTGCATCTGATAGGCAGATAGAATTTATAGACGCTGTGTTAAACCACGGAACTCAAAGACAAGCTGCTGACTTCCTTGGTGTAAACCAAAGGACGCTAGAAAGGTCTTTGCAGAAAGTAAAGGCTAACGCCTCAAAGCAAGGCTGGTCGCCTGACCACGACATGACCCATATAGCACCAAGTACTCATGTAGTAAAAGGTGTTAGTACATTTTATGATGAAAATGGAAAACCTATAAGACAGTGGGTTAAAACAGATCTTAAAAAGGAAAATGCAGAAGCTGCGTTACTTGCGTTTGCGGATGGTTTGACATCTGAAATTACTAAGTATGTTCCTATACCTGTAAGTAATAATGAAGTTAAAGCAGAACAGCTAACCGCTATAATAATAGGTGATGCTCACATAGGAATGCTTGTCACTAATAATAGTGACCAAGGTGAATGGAACATTGAGATAGCAGAAAGAGTAACTACACAGGCAATACAGAAGTTAATTAAAGCATCTGGGCCATCTGAAGTAGGATTACTATTAAATGTGGGAGACTTCCTACATGCTAATAATGCTGCAGGTACTACAGCTAAAGGTACACCACTAGATGTAGATGGACATTTTTCTGATGCGTTAATGGCTGCTGTTAGAGTTTATAGGAATGCAGTTGATATGATGCTTGAAGTACACAATAAAGTTGTACTTATGAATACTAGAGGTAATCATGATAGTGATGTAGCTATGGTTGTTAACATAATGTTACAAACTTTCTACTCTGATGAACCACGTGTTACTGTACTAGACAACGTGTCTAAGTTCATGAGTTACATATACGGTAACGTAATGATTACATCTCATCACGGTGACAGGATGAAACCTCAATCTGCTTTTGAATACTTCACTAGAACTATGGCTAAAGAATGGGGTGAGACTAAACATCGTTACTGTATTATGGGTCATATCCACCATAAACAAGCTACAGAGATTGGTGGCAGTATGACCTTTGAAGCTTTTAATACACTAGCTCCACCTGATAACTGGCACTCAGATTCTGGTTATGGATCATCTAGGAGTATGTCTGCAGTAGTATACTGTAAGGAGTGGGGAGAAGTTCAACGCCATAGAGTTTCTATGAGTAAGACAGAACTGGGTTAAGTATGAATACTATTTTCCTTATAAGACAGTACTTTAAAACTCATACCTACGGTATTCTTATAGCTAATGGACAACAGTTTGTTACTATAGAAAGACCTTGGTTAGATAATAGATCTAATGTCAGCTGCATACCAGCAGGACGTTATGTTGTAGACTACCTTCCACGTTCTGGCAGTGGAAAATACCAAAAAGTTTGGCATATTAAGTCAGTAAGTAAAAGATCTGGCATACTTATACACAAAGGAAACTTGGCTAGTCACAGTAAAGGCTGTATTATATTAGGGTCTAGAAAAGGTAGGCTATCTGGTTTACCTGCTGTTTTAAGTTCTGGTACGGCTTTAGTTAAATTTAACAAGTTACAAAGTAAGAAAAGTTTTAATTTACACATTATTGGAGATACTCCGTGTTAGATGCAATTCTTGGAATAGCTAGTTCATCAGGATTAGGTGCGATTGTCGGTTTAGTTGGTAGCTACATGGCTAAACGTGAGCAACGCAAGAGCGATGAATTAAATAATCTTCATGAGTTATCAATGGCTGAAGTTGATTTAAAGCGTGATGCGGCTGAGTCAGAACAAGCTTTAGCAATGGCTGATAAAAAAATTGATATGACTATCGCAGAAGCTGATATACAAAGTGAAATATCAGCAGGAGAAGCATTTACAGCATCTCAATTAGTTTCGTCTAAACCAGTTGGTATTAAATGGATTGACGGTGTACGTTCACTAATGCGACCTGCCATAACTATATACCTACTAGTTATAGTAACGTTTATAACATATAACATTAGTGCGTTACTAGGAGGTTTGAACTCACTTCCTGTATCAGATCTTTACACATTGTACTCACATATTATAAATCAAGCTGTATTTCTAACAGTTACAGCAGTACTTTGGTGGTTTGGTAGCAGAGGAGTCAAGTTATGAGTGTAAGTGATACTGTAGCAGCGTTCACACAACCTACTACATACACGGCTACTTCAGTTGCACTAGTAACTAGTACCACAACTACTACAACAGATATACCTTGGGTAGCGTTGGTGTCATTAGGTATTGCCTTAGTTTCTGTTGTAATTAATTGGTATTACAAACACAAGGATTCTAAAGAGTTCCACAGGAAAAGTGACCAGTAATGACAGACCAAATATCATCACTACTGAAATACTGGCCTATCCTTATGTTAGCGTTTGCTGGTGTATCTGGTGGATTTGCCTTCTATCACTCTATGCAAAGTTTAAGTGTTGATGTATCAGAACTAAAACAAATGCTTGTTCGTGAAGAACGTATAGAGTTAGAGTTAAAAGTAAGAGATAACCAAATTGAACAATTAAAATCTGGTTACAAACTACAAGAAGATATTATAAGAGATATGCAATCAGATATTAGGGAACTATACAGGGTGGCAAAATGATTATCGATGAACTAATGTCTATTTGGCCTATTGTACTTGCTGCTATTACTCTTGTTGTTGTACTAGCTAAAATGAATCTCAGTATAGAAATCTTATCTGATAAAGTTAAGACACTATTTGATTTGCACAATAAAGGTGGTAAGTAATGTTTACTATCTTAAATAAAATTCAAAAAGGTTTTCAAGATGGTAGATAAAGCTAAAATTTTAAGTAGTCTAAAAGATGATTTAACTGCTGCAGATAACCTTCGTTTAGAAACTGTAAGCCAAGTAGAAACTTGGAAGAAAGCTTACAACGGAGAAAACTACGGTAATGAAGTAAAAGGTAAATCTTCATTAGTGTCTAGAGACATAAAACGTCAAGATGAATGGCAACATGCTTCTCTAAAAGATCCCTTTTTATCTACTAGTGATATTATAAAGTGTGTACCTATCACATCAGAAGATAGAGCTGCAGCGGAACAAAATGAATTAGTACTTAACTACCAGTTTACTAGAAAGTTTAATAGGTATAAGTTTATTACCGATGCAGTAAAGCTACTTACTACTGAGGGTACACTTGTAGTTAAGTGTTCATGGGACTACGCAGATGAAGAAGTTGAAGTTGAGTACCCTACTTACGAGTTAGACCCAGCTACTATGGAACCTGTACAGACAGGTACAAAACTAGTAAAAGAACTAAATGTTACTGTAAATAAACCTTATGCTGAAACTTGTCGTATAGAAGATATTTACATTGATCCTACTTGTCTTGGTGATATTGATAAATGCCAGTTTATAATACATAGGTATGAAAGTGATCTAACCACTCTTAGAACTAGCAAGAAGTATAAGAAGAAAGAACTGGATAAGGTAGCACTTAACCTAGTTAAAGACACAGGTGACTTTGAAAATGAAGATGACACAAACTTTGAGTTTAAAGACCAACCAAGAAAGAAAATAATTGTTCATGAGTACTGGGGTAATTACGATATTGAAGACACTGGTATAGCTAAACCTATTGTCTGTACTTGGATAAACAACACTATTATTAGACTAGAATCTAATCCTTACCCTGATGATAAAATACCATTCTTAGTAGTAGCTCATAACTCTATACCTTTCCAAATGACAGGTGAAGCTAACGCAGAAACTATTGGTGATAACCAAAAGATATCTACCGCTATAAAGCGTGGAATTATAGATAACATGGCTAATTCTAATAATGGTCAGAAAGGTATACGTAAAGGTGCCTTAGATACACTTAACAGAAAAAGATTTCTTGGTAACAAACACTTTGAATACAACACTTCGTCTAGTGACTTTTTTGAAGGTTCTTACAACCCTATACCTAGTAGTGTGTTTTCTGTATTAGAGCTAGTTAATAACGAGACAGAATCTATTACTGGTGTAAAAGGTTTTGCTGGTGGTATTAGTGGAGCAAGTTTAGGTTCAACAGCTACTTCTGCCAGAGGAGCACTAGATGCTGTGTCTGTACGAAGATTGGATATTGTAAGAAACATAGCTGAAAACTTAGTTAAACCTCTTATGCGTAAATGGTTATCGTACAACTCTAAGTGGTTAAAAGACGAAGAGGTTGTTCGTATAACAAATGAAGAGTTTGTAACAATAAGGAAAGACGATCTTAGAGGTGACATTGATATTGAAATAGAAGTATCAACAGCTGAAGATAACTCAAGTAAAGGACAACAACTTTCATTCTTACTGCAAACACTTGGACAAGGTATGGACGCAGGAATGAGAAATCTTCTTATGAGTCAGGTAGCTAGGTTACATAAAATGCCAGACCTAGCCAAGTCACTTAAAGAATATCAACCACAACCTGATGAGCATCAAGCACAGATGCATTCTCTAGAGATGCGTAAGCTGGAAGCTGAGATTAATGAGCGTGAATCTAGGGCTATGGAAAATCAAGTTGATATGCGACTTAAAACTGCTAACGCTGTACTAGCTGAAGCTAAAGCAAGACTTGTAAATTCAGATACAGACATTAAAGATCTAGACTTTATGAGTAAGGTTACAGGTGAAGACATGGCTGACGAATTAACGAAGAAGGATCATGATCGTATGACAAAACTAGACTTAAAGTCTGCAGATATTATGAATGGTTAACACAAGTAATACACCATTAATAGTGGGATACCTGTAAACATTAGATACAGTACTAGTTTACAAGTTAATTAAATTATAGTATAAATAAAAAACTTATTTACATAAACCAGAGGACTCATCGTGAGCAACCCAGAAAACGAAGTAGAATTAGAGACAGTAGAGTTAAACGAGTACCTAGACATGGGTGAGGCTTTACACCGTTTACAAAAGAATCCTGACTTTATAAAAGTTATTATGGAAGGTTACTTAACTAAAAAGGTTAAATCTTCTGTTAGTCTTTTAGCAGTCCCAGGAATTAAACAACGTGGTGAACGTGGTGATGTAATGGAAGACCTCGTTTCTGTGAGCAATCTGCAGTACTTTTTTGCTATGATTGAAAACTTTTACGAAGGAGCTACTCAAGAAGGTACAGAAGGAGATCCTGAATAATGTCTCAGGAACTTTCAGAAGACGAGATTTTAGAAAATGATATAGATCCTATGGATGCTATTAATGCTATCCGAAGGGAAGAAGAAAAATCTGATCCTACTAGTGATAGTGTTGAAACAGTCGATACTGACACTAGTGATCAAATAGATGAACCTATTGAAGAAACAGTTAGTGACTCTGATAGTGAAGACACAACATCAGAAACTTCTGAAGAAGTTGCTAGTGAAGAAGAACCTTTATCAGAAGAAGTTAAAGAAGATGAAGTAAAGGAAGCTATTAAACGTAAGTTTAAAGCTAACGGACAGGACTTTGAATTTACTGATGACGAAATTATGTCTCAGTTTGAAGGTGTGTTCGGTAAAGCTATGGACTACACGCAGAAAATGCAGAAGATAGCTCCTTACCGTAAAATGATTTCTGCCTTGGAAGAAGAAAGTATCACCCAAGACCAGTTTGATATGGCACTAGACATCTTAAAGGGTGACAAAGGTGCTATAAAGAAACTAGCTGCAGATAGAGATATAGATCTTAGTGATTTAAGTTTTGAGGATGATGATGCACCGTATAACCCAACAAGGTACGGTAAAACTGATTTTGAAATAAAGATAGACGAGATAGACTCTCAGATATCTAAAGACCCAGAGTATAGTACTACTGTTGACGTTATAGACAAACAGTGGGATGATATGTCTAGGAAAAGTGTTGCAGACAACCCCGATATTATTCTGGGTCTGCACAATGATGTAAAATCAGGTGTCTACGCTAAAGTAGCTCCTGAAGCAGCAAAGTTACAGATGTTAGATGGAAATTCTAAGTCCAGTTTAGATTACTATCTTCTTGCAGGTGCTGAATACCAGAAAGCTACTCAAACTGATAACGGTCAGAAACAGGTAGATGATCTGAATAAAGGCGCACAAGAAGCAGAAACAAAATTTGGTAAGGAATCATCAGAAGCTGAATCAAAACGGGCAGCTACTTCAACAGGCTCCCGTTCTGGACAAAAAAGTGTCGTCGATTATTTAGACGATGGAAATGATGAAAAATTTGATGCTTGGTACAAGAATCTTGAACAAGCAAATTAAACTTATTAAATGGTAAACTAAAATGGCTACAAATCAATATAACGCAGGAACGAACGCCACAGGCGGTCCGAATACTGTTGTTCATTATTACGACAAAGCAGGTGTTAAAGCTGCGAATGCCGTAAACGTATACGCTCAGTTCTCTGATCGTCGTTCTATGCCTATGAACATGGGCAAAACTTACAAGGTTAGTAAGTTCCTTCATATCTATGATCGTATTCTAGATCCAAGCTCACAAGTTGGTGGAACTAACGCAGCTTTTGGCACTAAAGGTTATTTGTCAGCACGTAATATTACTGACGTATCATCTGGAATGCCTACTCTTGCTGAAGGCGCAGCTGCAGTAAACAAGGTTGCTTTAAAGAAAGTAACTATTAGTTGTGCGTTTGCACGATATGGTGAGATGTTAGACTACACTGATGACGTTACTATGTTCTCTGAAGATATGGTTCAGGTTCAGTATCGTGAAGAGTTAGGTCATCTAGCTAATCGTCGTTCTGAAGATCTTATTCAGTTAGACATGCTTGATACCACTACTATTCAGTATGTAGGTACTGCTACTTCACTTGTGACAGTAGGACAGGATACCACTTCTGCTTCAGGTTCTGACGATGTGGATTCTCAAGTTTCTTATGATATGGTTCGTAAGATCTCTCGTCGTCTTGTACGTAACCGTGCTGAGAAAAACACTTCTATTGTTACAGGTTCAACTAAAATTGATACCCGTGTAATCAATAAAGCGTTTTATGCAATCATTGGCCCAGAAATTAAGTATGACCTTGAAGGTCTTACAAAAGGTTCTGGTAATGCTGAAGAGTTCGCTTATGTTCCAGCATACAAGTATGCAGACGCTACTAACCTAGCTGAAGGCGAAGTTGGCGCAATGAACGATGTTCGTTTCATTGAGTCAGAATCTGCTGTTGTATACGCTGCTGGTGGTGCTGTTGTACCTCAAAGCTACGTTGGTGCTCTTTCTGCTAGTGGTGGTACAGATAATACTTCTGCTACTGCTGGTGACAGAGACAACTTTGACGTTTTCCCAATTCTTTTCCCAACTAAAGGCTCTTTTGCTACTGTTGGTCTTAAAGGTAAAGGAAAAATCAAGTTCAACAGTCAGTCTCCTGAGAAGACTGAACTTGCTAACCCTTATGGTAATCAAGGTTTCTTCAGCTACAACATGTGGTATGCAGGTATCATCTTGCGCGAAGAACGTTTACTTAAAGGATATGTTTGCGCTAGTTCGTAAGCAGTAGAGTAAAGTAGAACATGGCTGGGATTCATTTGAGTCCTAGCCATTTATTATAACCCGTTAAACAACTGAGAAGATTTAACATGCCACAACCAACAGAAAGATCAATACTAGTAGAAGAAGCTAATACCCTTGGGCTAAGTTTCCAAAGTAATATACAAACTACCAAACTTAAAAATTTAGTAGATGAGGCTAAAGGTGTTATTTCGCCAGACGAAACCCTTGCCTCCTCTGCACCTGCTAAGGCAGAAACAAAAAAAGATACTGTTTTAAGTTCTCGTCAAAAAATAGCAGTAGCAAAAAAAGAAGCTTTCCTTACTAAAGTAGTAACAATTACTAATAAAGATGTACGTGAAGCTGACATGGTTACTACTGCACACCTAAGTTTTGAGAATAACTTTTTCGGTATGGCTAAGAATGTACCACTAGACATCCCTGTAGAACTAGAAGTGTCTTTAATTAAAATTGCTAATTCAGCAATGATGACTCTGCACAAAGATGAAATTATTGATGGTAAGCGTACTGGAAACAAAGTAGCAACTCGCGTTAAGAAATACGCTATTAGCTACGGAGAAAGTGAATAACAATGACTTTAGCTTTTACTGAATTTACAAATAATGTAGCTACTGATGGTACTACCTTTGCCGTAACTGGTAGTGGTATTTTTGACAACATGATGGAAACCATCACTGCTCATATAAAATCCCAATACACAGCAGGAGCTATCAGTAACGTTGATTACGCCAACGTATACCTTGGTGCTATGCAAGCAGCAATTCAGACATCAGCTAAGATATATTTAGAAACTCAAATACAGATAGACCAATCTGCTATGCTACAGTCACAAAAGTTGCTAGTAGATAAACAGGTTGAAGAAACTACTTCTAAGATTACGCTAGACACAAAACAAGGAGTTCTAATAGACAAACAAGTAGAGCAAGGAAGTTCTAAGATAGCTATAGAAACTAAGCAAGGTTTACTAGTAGACAAGCAGGTAGAAGAAGGTTCATCTAAAATTAGCCTAGACACGAAACAAGGGCTTATGATAGATAAGCAGATAGAAGAAGGAACAGCTAAGATAGCATTAACTGGTAAACAAGGTTTGTTAGTAGATAAACAAGTACTTGAAGGAGCAGCTAAGATTACACTTCTTGGGTCACAGAACTTGTTAATGCAGTCACAAAAAGTTACTGAAGATAAAAAAGATGACTTAATAGTAGCACAGACTTTAGGATTTAAAGTAGACTCTAAACAAAAAGTACTAGCTAAAGCCTTAGAGACTTGGGCTATTTACTACTCCGTAATTAAAACAGGTGATCCTCCTAGTACTACCGTAGAAGCTAACACCAAGAACTTATACAACAGTATAATGACTGACGTTGGTGGAACAGCAATACCATAATGACTGAAGAAGAAGAGATACTAGCTAATATAAATACACAAGTTGCCTCTGAGAATGGTATGCCACTTCTCATGGACGATATGTTTATGGACAGTGAGCTAGATAGTCTGGGTGTTTCAATGGTGTTGCTAATGCTTTCCGCAGAATATGACATAGATGAAAAGTTGGTAGAAACCCTAGATCAATTTAAACTATCGGTTAAGGACTTAGTGAACACATGCAAATCCTCTCGTACAAGCACATAGTTCCAACGGAAAGAAGAGAAGACTATTTCGCTATACCAGAACTAGATAGAGACTTATCCTCTGTAAACCAGTTCATTAAGTTAGCTGACTTAAACGTAGAGCTGACTAAGGATACAGGTTTTATATACGTTGATGGTTTCACTATTTCACAAGCTGAAAGTGGTGTTTCTCGTAATGATTCCACTAAGTACCTAGTGGCATTAACATGCGGCACTAGCTATATTATGCATAAATGGATAGGTAGTTTTAAAAATCCAGAGCATATAAAAGTAGCAACCACTACCAGTGGTACATGCTCTAGCGGTGTACAAGCACTTACCATAGCTAACTCTTGGTTAGACTCAGGTATATGTGAAGAAGTTATTATTATTGGTGGTGAGCGTACATCTAAAGAAACTTTAAGGTCTTTTAGAGAGATTAAGATAAAACTCATGTGTGGTGATGGGTTTGTGTATATGAAGTTAGGTGCAGGTGGTAACGACATAGTAGACTCTAGATTCGACTTTGTTTACAACAGAAATGCTTTCTATTTTACAAGAGATAACTTAAACACATTAATACCAAGTTACCCTGTTGACTATGTTAAACTACACGGAACAGGCACACCATCTAATACTGAAGCAGAAGTAGATCTAGCTGCCTTAGCTACACCAATAGCTTACAAGCAAGATATAGGACACACACAGGGTATAAGCAGCCTACTAGAAGTATGTATGGTACTATCTGATGATAGTATAAAAGGAACTATACTAGCTGTAGCTAATGGAGCAGGTGGGTTTTTCGGTGCATGTACAATAAATAAACACTAGGTTTACATGAAATACCAATCGTTCACCCCAGAATTAATACGCCAAAGTGTAAGGAAATGCACTAAAGAAGACATAGTAACCCATTACTCTACTGTATCCCATATACTTCCTTCTGGTACTTCAGAAAAGTATAAGACTGCAATGCTAAAATCCATAGAAGAAAGTACAGCTTACTGCTTAGTTGATGGTTCTTGCTTTCTATACTACACAAGATTAGACCGTTATAAATCAAACGGATTAATTTTCTATGGTGATAATAACCCACTAGGAATGTTAGCGTTATTTACAGGTGTTTTTTCTGAAGACATAGATCCTAATACAAAGTTACTAAGTTTTACACCCCACAAAAATGAAGGAGTTATAAAGTTTAAAAGTTTTCTAACTATTAAAAGCATACGTAAATGGTACGAGTTTGGTACTCCTGTTGTTATTCGTGTAGACTTATTTAAGTTAAAAATAGAAACCCTTATAAAGAAGTTGAACTGGCTATGAGTGACCTAGTAGAAATCATAGACGACATCATAGACGACATCATAGAGGTAGTAGATGATGTTGTTACTGGAATCGTTGAGGGAATATGGGATGAAATAGTAATGCCAGCACTAGAGATAGTTGCTGGAGTATTCGGTATAGAAGACCAGACTGTAGTTAATGTTCAGTTAGTATCACAAAAACTTTACCCTGATTCTATGGACTTAGAAAGTGATGCTATAACAAAAATTGCTGTAGAACATACTAAAAATCCTGATGTTCCTTTAACTTCTGCTTTTATAAAACATGCGTTTATGGGATCAGTTATGATAGACGGCTACTACACTTTTGCAGAATCTGGTGCTTACCCTTATGAGCTGCCTACTTCAAATATAAAAACAAGTAGTATAAATAAATCTGCAATTGTAGATGCTCTAAATATATATGTTCCTAACAGACCATATGGCACACCCAGCAGTTCACCTACACTTATTACTGTAACTGAGAGACACCCATCTAAAGAAGAGTACTATAAGCATTACCTACAAGACAACTTTTCATACCACCCTTGGTCTAACACTCTTACTTACACAGACGCTTATGGTACTTGGACAAATTACGCACTAGGAGCTATTACGTACAACGCTGGTAACAATACTTACAGTATGCCAATTACCAGAATAAGACCAATTACTACCTTTTACTTATCTGGTCCTTCTGAAGTACAGCAAGGAAACACTACCACTAGCTATACAATAAGCATAGACAGACCTGTTCCTTCTGGTAACACAGTAACAGTAAACCTAGCTTACACAGGAAGTGCTGTAAATGGCACTCATTACACTGGTGTTTCTAGTGTAGTTATACCAGCAAATAGTACCACTGCTACTTTTACTATAGGTACAACAGGAGGTGTATTATCTTCTGGTAGTGTAAGTATGGCAGTTAGTATTAGTAGTATATCTACACAAACTAGTTTTGAACTGACTTCACTAGCTGTAGGTAAGTCTTCAATAACAACAAACATAACGTGGGCAGCAGCTAATTCTGTACAAACAGATAATACAACTATGCCTTCTGCTTCAATTGCTACTATTTCTACTACGCTTAGTTACAGTGCGTATCCTATAAAAGTATACGTTATAGCTACGTACTGGGTTACATCATCTAGTGAGTGGAGGTATTGGCTTTATGATTTAACTACTAATACCTTTCCTGAAGTAAGAAGAGTTTACAGTACTGTTACAAATCTTGAAATGATGCCTATAGGTATTTTAAGAGAGAGTAACGAAACAGTAAGTGTAGCTACTGAAGGACAAGCTAACTACGATGGCACAGTAGCGTTACTTGATACTTTAGATTTAAACTTTGAAGATATAATGACACAGGTAGAGGAAAATCCTGATATAGCTAACGTACCAGAGGTGTTTTTAACTTTCGCTGTAAACCCTACAGATACTTCTAAAGTAGTATCAAAAATACTTTACGAAATGTTCTATGGTTTAGTAACAACACAAGCTGTTAATTTTAATAGTGATCTTAATGACGAAGGCTACTACGCTACTTTCATAGAGCAAAACGTTAAGAAAGCCTTAGTTTGGTCTACTCAGTCTGCTTCAACACAGGCACTTGTTATTGGTAGTGTAGGTACATATAACCATTCTGTTACTTCTATAACTACATTAACTATGCGTAAACAAATTAATCCTACTACGTGTTCAGTTATAGTACTAAATGATTTATCTGGAATTGATTTCATAGCTGGTAACGGAAATGAGAATATGAGTGTTTCCAAGTTAGGTAATAGTAACTTTACTGTACTTATCTCTAACTTTTCTGTTAACTCTTTAACACCTTTAGAGCAGATAGAATTACTTAATGCATCATTAAGATTAAACTTTTACGGTGTTACACTAACTCATTTAGAGTGGTACGAAACTAGCTTATTCGCTTCATTTATGGAGTTTATTCTTATAGTTATTGCTGTTATAACCTTTAATCCCGCTACTTTAGGTAAGGAATTCTTTATAAAAATAATATCAAACTACATTATAATGACAGTAGCTATAGCTATAATAAATACTATAGACAACGACTTCTTAAAAGCAGTAGTAGCTGCAGTAGCAGTTTACTTAACATTTCAAACAGGTGGTGGAAGTACATTATTTTCTGACCCTGCTAGTGTTTTAAATGCTGTAACTACTTTCTCAGATATACTAACAGCTGATATAAATTCAGACCTTATGGCTCTTAGAGAAGAGTCAGCTAGGATAAATGATGAGTTCAATACTAGGTCACAGGAAATAGCTGGTCTTATAGAAGCTCAGGAGTCTGGACTAAACCCGACCTACCTAGCATACTTACGTAGCCCAGATACTTTAAGGTACATGGCTGGTCCTATGCAATATGACTTCTCTAGCTTCTATAATTATGATACATTAGTAGGTAACTATCATGATAATGCTCTAATCTTGGGCGTAGTGTAAAAAAACGGTAAATAAATTATGGCATATGAATCAAATCCTACTGTAGGTAACAGAGCTGCAGACGCTATCCGCAATAAAAGTATAACTAACGAAGGTTTAATTAGCCGAGGTAAGTTTATTAAAGATGATACTAATAGCTTTGGTAACTTACCTTTTAATCAACCTGTAAGAGTACCTGATTATATCGAAAATAACTATAGTAGTAGTCTTGCTACTCCTAAAAGTACTAGCTATGGTGTTTTGGCATCTGACCAAAATACTAACAAACCTTTAATTAACTTTGATCCTACAGGTGGAAATCAACAAGGACTTACTTTTGATCAGTACAAAAGTCTTATGGATTCACAAAAATTAAGTCCATTTTCTCAAGGTATGCAAAATTTTGGTCTTGCTGCTCAAGGAGCAAGTAGTCTTTACAATATGTATAATGCACACAAAAGCCGTAAGTTAGCAGAAAGACAGGCGGGTACTGAGCTTGCTTCTTACAATAGAAGTCTTGCTAATGATACTTTGTCATATAACCAAGATTTAATGGAAAGGACACGTAATGGTTTACTACTAAATAGTGTCGCAGAAGGATCACCAGAATGGCAAAGAAGAATGGCACAAGCTAATGCATCGAAAGTCGATGGCAGTGCGATAACTTAATAAGTATATAAAGAGCGTTCATATGGCAATTTTTAAATCTAGTAATGATCGTATTGATTACAGTAACTCAAATGCTCTTAGAAAGGCTGCTGCTCTTCAAGACGCTACTGCCGCACAAAATATTGGTAGTATTAATGAAGCTTTAGCAGAAAGACAAGCTGAAGTAGTACAACAAAATCAGTTTACACAAAGACTGTTTAACCAACAAAACCAGTTTAACCAACAACAAGGTCTTCGTGAAGAAGAACGATTAGACAAAAACTCTCAATTCAAGGCAAGCCAGCAATGGACCGAAGGTGCAACTCAACGTGCTATAGACGAAGAATCTAGACTAAAGAAACTAGATTTAGAACGCCAGAAAACAGAAGAAGGAATAGTCGCAGGTTTGGCGTATTCTGGTGCGCATCGTGCGGACGACCCTAACGTAATCAAACTACTGGAAAAATACCCTGAGTACAGCAATCTTAGCGATTTTGAAGGTGATGGTGCAATAAACGATGTTAGTACTAAAATTGGTTTTATTAACAAAGTCATAAAAGATAACAGTGGAGCTGGTGTTGATCCTACATTTTTCGCTGACCAGCTACGCAGAACGTTAGTACAATCAGGTCAGTTTACTAGTGCACAAGTTGATGCATCAGTTGCAAAACAACTTGGTAGGATGTTTCCTACTCAAAGTGAAGCAATGATACTTAAACTTATCGATGCTACAGAAAAAAATGCCCCCAACACTAGTAACTACTTTACTAACTATGGTAATGGTAAGGGTAGTACACAAGGAAACGTCTCCTCTCTATACAAAGGTGGTAATCTTCTAGACATAAGTAATGTAGCAAAGTCCGTTATTGATGCTGTTGGTATAACTGCCACAACACCATCTCATGTTGCTGGTATCAGATTGGATATTAATGATAATAACACTACTCTGTCTGATGTTAATAGTGCTGTTGCTAATCTGTCTAAACTGGGTGTTTTAAGTGCAACAGCTATGCAACAAGCTCTTGTGTTCGCTATGGCTCCAGATGGTACTTTAAAAGATGACTACAACTATATAGCTGAAGGAGGTAGTGGTCTTAAAAATTTAACAACACTTGCTAAAAGTATTGAAGCAAAAGAAAATCTACTAATAAACAGCAAAACTGGCAATCTTTCATACCCCAACGCAGGAAATCCACAGCAATCTCAACTTGCTGCTGCTGCTGCTGCTGAACAAAATAAAATAATGAGAGGTTTAGAAATTGATGCTATCAGGCAACTAGGCGCACCAAGGAGGCAAACAGACGAACAGTTAGTAACACAATATATGTCTGGTCTAGCACCTTCTGGTGCAGGTACTACAGAAGTAGTTACTGGTACAGACACTCCAAAAGTAGTGAGTACTAAAACAGGTACTACAGGTACTACAGATACTACAGGTACTAAAGATGTTGTTACACTGAATAAGTTACTTAGTGAAAGTAGTGAAAGTGGTGAAAGAAGTGAAGTAAACACTGACGTAGCTAGTGTAGTAGCTCCTAACA